AAAAAGGGTTCTCTGATTTGGGGTCTGGTATTACGTCATTATTGTCTGAAATGCGTAAGGATTTTAATGATACCTTCAAAATTTCGTTAGGAGCCTTAGTCGCCGATGGAATCAAAAGCGCAGGCGCAGCCCTGGTAGATTTCGGGAAAGAGAGCGTTGCTGTTTTCTTAGAGTTGGAAGGCTCTTTAAACCAAGTATCGAAAACGACAGGATTGGAAGGCGAAGAACTCCTGAAGCTCGAAACAGCCTTGCGGGAAACTGCTGCCGCTATAGGGCCAGTCACGACAAAAGACCTTGCTGACGTTGTTGCCATCGCTGGACAATTAGGGATTGCAAGCGATAAGATTGACGCCCAAAAATTTGGCGAGGCACGCGAAGAACTTCAGAATTTTGCCTTAGTCATTGCGAAGAGCAAAGAGGCCATGAAAGAGTTTAGCGGGGGCGCTGAAGAGATCGCGACGGTGATTTCCAAACAGTTGGCCCTCTATAGGCAAGGGCCTGATGCCGCTGAAGAATTCCTGGCCGTCATGAACGGATTAGGCGATGCGATGGCAACGGACGCAAAGCAAATCTCATCGTTTTTAGCAAGCTTTACAATGGCCCCAAGCCTTAACATGATGCAACATGAGGCCGCCGCGATGGGCGCTGTCTTTATTTCGTTAGGGCAGGACGCCAATGATGCTGCAACTCGCTACCAATCAGCACTTGCGAACATTCTGTCAGGCAGTAAAAAGACAAATGAAGCCGTTAAAAGCCTTATAGAAGGCAACAAGAAAGCGCAAGAAGACCTTGCAGGGATTGTTGATTTAAGCGCCCATACGATTAAAGTCAAAGGGCAGGAAACAGTCAACTGGGTCGGCGTCGTCCGTGAGGCTGTAGGGAAAGACGCGATTGGCGCAACAAAGATTTTAACAGAAAGTATTAGCGCACTGGATACGCAATCGAAACAACTGACCGCGAGCGTTGAAATATTCGGCCGTGTTGGTTCTCGGATTTGGAACGTCCTGCTTGGTCAAAATGCCGAAATTACAGAAGCGGGAAAAGAAGCCGCCACCGCGCTCCTCTCGACGGAAGAAAGCCTCAAAAAGCTTGAAGAGGATTTAGGAACAACTCGCGAGGCATTCGGAACAACGGGAGAGTTTATTGCTAAGGCACTTACTGAAAAGCCAGAAGTCGCGGTTGGCGTCCTCTTGGAAGGCATTGCAGGCATTGAAGATAGCGCGAAACAAACGCAAACTGCTATAGCAATATTCGGAGAAGATATTGGCAAGCGTGTTGCTGATGGAGGTCAGTCCGGGCTTGAAATGTTAGATAAAGCCCTGCAAAAATCAAAAGCCCTTGCCGAAGAAGTGCAACAAGGGACAGGTTCATCCATCGAACGAGAATACCAACGGTCTTTGCAGCGGCTTGGGGCATCATTTGAGGTCTTCCAAAGCCAACTCACAGCAACCCAGGAAATCATCGGGAAAGATATTGCAACGGCATTGTCGGGCGTAGTTTCAACAGATTTTATGCCACTTGTTGAGGATTTTCGCGAGTGGTATCAAACCTCAGAGGAAGCCGCGCATTTTTTTAAAGAGACACTTCCCGGTGCGATAAAATTAACGGCTGGCGCCTTGGTTGGTATAGGAAAAGCGTTAGGCGGAGCGATACAGGCGATCACTGATGCCGCTGAATGGTGGGGGCAAACCATAGATAGCATAACCGCAAAAATTCAAAAGATGGAAGAAGGATATGCAAAAGCCGACGAAGCATTTGAGTTAGGGCAGAAAAGCATGAAAGATACATATAATGCTTTACAAGACCTTAATGAACAATTTGTGTTTACGCAACGTGGCACTGATGAGATGTATAATGCGTTTGTCAAACTTGAAGAAGGGTTAGAAAAATCATTAAAAGCAGGGATCGAGCCATCTCAGGAACTCAAAGACGGCGTTGTTGCGTTAGAAGAAGCCGTCAGGCGGTATAAGAGCGGGGCAGAAGGCGCGAAAACAGCAAATGAAGCATTGTCAAAAAGTCTCTATTTGCAAGGCGACGCGGTGTTAGCTGTTGATGATGCGTATGAGGGGCGATCATTAACCCCTGCGCTGAAAAGGTATGTAGAAGCGGCATTAAGTGGAGAGCAAACAACTGAGAGTCTGACGCAATCGCAGAAAGACGCTTTCCTACAAGTAATGGAAACTGATAAGGCATATCAAACAATTAAAGACACTTTTATAGAGCATCAAAATAGTGTTAGATCATTTGATAACGCAATTCGTGAACAAAAAACATTACTTGAATCAATAGATGCAGCAGACAAAGAACGGCGTAAAGAAATAAACGCAACTATTGATTCGCTACAGGCTAAAAAACGAGAAGAACAAAACATTATAAATGTCCTTCGCATTGAGCAAACTGAATTAAAAGCATCTATTGAGACACAATCTGATGCCATTCGTTCACAAAAAGAACAGGCAGATTCTGTAGAGACTTTGGAAGAAAAATATACAAAATTTTTTTCTGGACTCTCTCAAGACACGCAAAATTGGCTATTTGTCCAAGATTCACTAAAAGGGGCGCTTGAGTCTTTTGGCGTAACAGTAGATGATGTGATGCTCAAGGTCGCTGAAAAAACAAAACTTGAAAGTATAGAAAAACAAGAAATTAAAGACATTTCTGAGGCTATAGAATGGCGTGCAATGTCAGAACAAAGGTATTATGAGGATTTAGAGCAGAAATCAAAGAGTTTTTTTGGAGGGCTGTCACAAGCAACTCAAAAATGGCTGATACAGTCGGGTGAAATGACAACCATGCTCCGCTCTGTTGGCATACAGACCGATGCGCTATCAATGTCTATTTATAACCAGATCGCCGCTGAAGAACGGCAAAGCATGGCTGTTAATGAGTCATCGCAGGCGCTTGACGCAAAATATATCTATGTCCAAAAGCTCTTCGACGGACTGTCAGAAAAAACGCAACAGTGGCTTGTTGACTCCAATAACATCGAAACATCCTTGCGGGGGATCGGTGTTTTCACAGATAGCGTCTCCCTCTCTATTTTTAACCAGATCGCCGCTGAAGAACGGCAAAAACAGGCGTTGGAAAAAACCAATGAAGCCCTTGATAAACAATTCGCCAAACTCATCCAACACGGACAAGCCACAGACGCGCTTACGCAGAAAACAAATATGTATGCAATGTCGTTAGAAGGCTTGACTACTGGCATAGGCGGCGCACTCAGTACAGAAGCAGGAGAGATTGTCGTGGGGCAAACAGTCTATCAGGGAAGCCTCGGTGGGTTTGGTGGCATGAGTGTCGAAAAAGTCTCAACCGAAGATTTGCTTGGCCCGATTCGGAAGCTCTCAGAAGACGCGCAACAGAACCTTTTCCGCATGAGTAATGCGGATATTCTGAGCGCGTTGGGGAAAGACTACAACGTCACAGAAGGCGCATTTCAGGTGCTTGACCAATACCGCAAACAGTTGGAGTCACGGCGGGCGTTATCTGATTTGGAGTCGTCACTGACACAACAGCAGTCAAGCTTTCAGTCGGCACAATCACGCCCGTCTCAGTCCAGCGGATCGATGCCAGCCCCTACAATGGGGGGGGGCTATACTTTTAATCTTTACGCGACGTATGCTGATCAGAATGCGTTTCAAAAGTTTGCGCGTGATGTCAAGACCGAAATTGACCGTCAACAGTCGTTCATGGTGAGATAATGTACGAGGCAAGTCGATTTTTATATGATAATGTGCTCGCGTCTGGGACTGTCACCGTCAGCAGTCAAAAGACGGGGGCTGTTGGTGGCGCACAAAAAACGGCAGGCGGAGACGCGATAGGCACGGCGATTATGTATGCTTCTGGCGACTATTCCGGGACGGAGAACCTTGACTATACGATACAGGTGTATAATGTGCTTGGGGGGAAGTCTATCGGACAGGCAAAAGTCAGATGGCGGACGTCAGCAACGTCTCCTGGGGCATGGGAAGCCACAGACATCCTGACCACAACCAACAACGTGACGATGAGCAACGGGGTCACGTTCCGCTTTGTCTCAGCAGGCACTGGCAACGATTTCGAGGGGCTTGACACATGGACGGTGAGAGCCTATGCGACGTGGTCACCGTCTCGGTTGTCGGATGGACTCAAGGGCACAACATTCAAAACCGGCAACCTCTCAACGTTGACAGTTACGGTAGATTGTGGGGCGGCTCAGGACGTGTCAGCGTTGGCAATCGTCACACATAATTTGACAAGTAGCGCAACCGTCACGCTCTACGCTGACAGCGATTCAGGGTTTTCTCCCGCAGACCAGACGCTTGGCCCCTATGCCATGACAGCGGACACTCCGTATGTTCTCTATTTTGCGACGCTGGCGTATCGCTATTGGCGCGTCGCTATCGCAGACGCCACAAATCCTGATGGGTATATGGAGATCGACACGCTTTTTTTAGGGGACTATACAGAGCTTGACGGGAATGCCGAATGGGGCAGTCAAGAAGAACACGACGTGTTTGCCTTTGAGAATCAAACGCCTGTTGGTGTCTATCGTGAGTCCGTCGCCAATAGCATCAGACGGCTTACGCTCAACTATCCAGTGATCACAAGCACTGAATTTGATAGCATCCAGGCGTGTTATGATGCGGTAAGATTTTTAGGTTCAGGGGTGAGCAAGGGGTTTTTATTTCATCTCTTTTCTGATGTGCCGTCGTCAATTAGGCTCGTGCGTTTTGCCTCATCACTGAGCCGTACATATCGCCGAAAAGGGTTGGATAGCATCACCTTATCATTGGAGGAATTGGTGTAATGTATCAGGTATCGTCGGCGTTTTCGGCTGCCAGAGATGCCAGAGAGACCACGATTCTCTATGTTGAGATTGAAGGCAATGGAGGGAGGCGGCTCTATAGCTATGAGATGCCGAAAGCCGAAGGCATCGGTGATGTTATCCGCTATGATGGAAGCGCTTCTGTTGGCGAGGACGTCGTTTATGGCAGTCGTGGCATTGTTGTGGATAAGGATTCCAGGTTGCTCAACGTGTCTCCCTTGAGGGAAACGCTTGCGCCTGATAGTAATAATGTCTTGTTGTATACCGGAACGGAAATTCCGTCAATTTCCTTCTCACTCTCGAATGTCGGGTTAGTTTTTTCTGAGTTATTGGTATCAGAAAGTTTCCAGAATCAAGACGTCGCTGTCAAGGTAGGATTTCCGTCATTGGCGTATTCTGATTTTCTTGACAGGTTTTCAGGTCGTATTGTGGAAGAACGCTTGACTGCTGATGAACTGTGGCTGGTCGCCGCTGCAACGTAATGCGATTATCAGATACATATTTATTGCCTCGTGCCTCGCGATATAGCGCGCCTGCGAACCAGAGCGATATTCTGGCGGTCGTGTATGGAGACTTGTCAGGTGATGGAGGCGTCTGGCCTGCCTCATTAATTCATGAGAATGATATGGTCTGGGCACTTGCCGCGCATCCCATTATCTCAGCGACGCTCTATGATGATGACGGTGAAATTGACGCCGCTGACTATACGCTCAACTTATCGCATGATTACGAGGGGCAAGGCATTATCAGCACGGCAACATTCAGCACTGCCCCAAATGGCGACGTTACAGCATCAGGACAGGGAAAACCCGATGACGCCGGGGCGCTCATTGAAAATCCGATTGATATTGTCGTGGATGTGATGACCTGGATGGGAATTGAGAATGATTTTGAGCCGGGGGCATATAGTCGCGCTCGTCAGGTTGCGTCGCAATTAGGCTATGTTGCCGCAGGAGTCTTGCTACAAGACCAATCGCCACGTTTCTGGTTGAGCAGTGTACTGTCATCATTTTTAGGGTCGTGGTGGCTGAATTACGAGCAGAAGATTGTCATTGAAATCGGACAGCAGCAAACCACGTATCAGGTGATGGGGTTTCTTGACAACCGAGTCAACTTTCAGGGACAGCTTGCTCGTAGCCTTAATGATTTGTGCAACCGGCCAATCATGTATTACGCGCCGAACTTTACGAACCGCGACCGGCGCACGACAACCGGTTCAGGCAAGGGCGACTACGACGGATTTTTAGACGGATTAGACGTTCAACCGCAAGTGAGTGTGTCGCTGTATGGGGATCAGCCGAAAACATTCAATATGCAATGGATTCGCGCCGATGCTGTCGCGCAATCCGTTCAGTCAGAAATTTTGTTGAGAGCAGACGCGCCGCGTTGGATATGGAGCGTGACAGAGCCGTCCTTGCAAAACGTGGCCTTAGAGCGCGGCGATTATGTTGTGGCCTCTTGTCGCTTCGCGAAAGACAGCAGCGGCGACCTGCTTATCAATCAGATTTGGCGGGTGCTGGAAATCTCGCCCGACCCGGTCAATATGACGACGGGATATGTCCTTTACGATACACAAACGTTTTACCCGGCGACCCGTGTCATTTATGATGGCACAACGCAAGTCGGGAATTTTCAAGGGAGTTTACGCGAATGAGTCTTGAACCCTGGAATATTAATGAACCGCTGGCCGGTGAGAATGACCCTCTCGGACGCGAAGACACCGCCAACCGCTATTTGCGCGGCCTCTATAGCTTATTTCGCGCCGGGCATAAAGAAGACGGCCAAACGCAGTCGATTGTCTATAATGGTTTTGCATTCTCCGAGATGGAAACCGGCACGTATCCAGGCAACAGCGGAAGCCAGACGGTCACGCTGTCGAATTCGAACCTGGTGATCAAGGCGCTTGAGACGTTCCCTGAAAATGCAGAGGCTCCTGTGTTGACAGATGATGTGATGATTGGCCCTGTGCCGACTTCGATAGCGTTGGACTATGACACGACGCAGAGCGATGCGCTTTGCATGGCAGAGTATGGCGGTAATCTGTATGTCGGCTCTGGCACATCTGGCAATGTGTATAAATACGATACTGGTACGCTGACATGGTCGCTCAGTTATGCGTCGGCGGCGGATTATATTACGGCCTTAGCCGTATCTGGCACGAATCTCTATGCCGCAGGTTATGCCGACGGGCCTCCTGTCGTTGGAAATGTGTTTAAGTATGACGGCAGCACATGGTCAACCGTCAAAACGGATGCTGATAAACATACGGCGCTTAAACGATATAGTGCTTGGTTATTTCTTGGAACAACGCTGTCATCAACCGGTGGCGCTGGAATTTATCAATATAATGGATCAACTTGGTCACTTGTCTGGCAGACAACGCCAGGATATGCAACAACCGTTACATGCTTTACTTATCACAATAATACGCTTTTTGCAGGCACAGGCCCTTATAATATGATTTTGTATAGGGGAGCAACATCATGGTATAGTATATATTCTGGCTATGGGTATGACAGCATAGAGGAATCACTTTACGATACCACGCAGTCAGATGTCACATGTTTTGCGATTTATCAAGGGAAGACGTATGCCGGGACACAACTCAGCGGGAATATTTACGTGTTTAACAGGGGAGATTTGTCTTGGAGTCTCTCACATTCAACAGGGCTTGATGCGGTGACATCGTTGAGAGTGTATGGCACGAAATTATATGCGGCAGGGTATAGCGAGGGCGCACCGCCTACAGGGAAGGTTGAGGTCTTTGATGGAACGACATGGTCAACCTCGCTGACAAGTACCAACAGGCATCATTGTCTTGAAGTGTCGTCTGGGAACCTTTATATGGGGATTTCTGAATACGTCTCGGGGGCGGCTTCGGTTGCGAAAGTATTAAAATTTGATGGGTCGTCATGGTCAACATCGTTTTCTTCTCCTATCATAGACCCTGCGGCAGTGTATATCCCTGGATATGATTGGAATTTGTATGACACGGGGATACTGAGTTTATTAGATTGGTCAGGAACTTTATTCGCGGGAGGTGCACATATATATCGAAAGCCTCCTGTGGGTGACACATGGGAAGTTGCTGGAAAACAATCAGTCAATGAATACGCAAAACCGATCGATTCTTTAGGGCGGACAAATTCCAGTTTGTATTATGCCTCATCATCTGGTGGGATAAATAGTATGCTAAACCCGCTATCTGGTACTCAGGGGGCATTTTTCTCAGTTTACGGCCCTTTTGATGTCATCAAGATACTTTCTTATGATAATGCCCAAACGCAACATATTTATGTGAAAAAGACCGACGGCAAGATATATATTGAATATATCGAGTCTACAAATTATGCTCGTACAGTGTTGTCACGAAGTCTGGTTGGGGTGAATGCGATTATCTGGGATGGGACGCGCTGGCTTTATGGCATGGATACGGGAGAGATTTATGGCCGTGATTTTTTACAGGTGACAGTGGTAGGCATGGCAAGCGCTTTACTCAATGGACTTCCTGTCTTGTATTTTATGCTCAGGGGTGATACCTATCCAACCCTCGGGGGATTAGGCAAGTGGGATGGGATGACAGTGTCGGATGGGACTCTATTTAATGGAACATCCCCGAATCCCATGTATTCTTATAATGGGTTGACATGGTTCGCAGCAAATAATGCGCTCTATACGATTAATTCTATTGGCAATGTTGCGTTGGCTGTCACGTTGGCAGGCGTTGATGACATTCATGATTTTCTCCGCTTTGACAATCATTGGTATATTGCGACCGGCGGGAGCAGTGGCGGGAAAATTTATAGTGATAGTGACTTTTTCCAGTCTAAGCAAATAGGCACGGGAACGTTTGTTGAGGCGGTTGTGGATATAGGCACGAAAGGAGAATTTACTCTGAACAGCAGCGCCAAAGTGAACGCGGCTGGAGTGACCTATCATTATATCGTATACGGGGAGAATAGTTATGTCTGATCCGAATTGGATGGTACGGAACGAGCCTGTCATTGGTGATGGCGATTTGCTTTATAGTAACACATGGGATCGCGGGAATATCGATATGTATGCGCGGTATTTGCGAGAGCACTCTGCTGAGGCATATCATACTGTCGGCGGTTATAGCGGATACTGTGTCGCACTATCCTACGTTGGCAACGGCGCACAGCGGTCAATCTCTCTCCCCAATGCCAACCTTGTGCCGATATACTGTCGCGTTGTGTGCAGTCATGCCACGTATGGCCTATTGTCATGCGCAAGGACAATCGACATGCCAGCCGAATACTCGAAAAGGTTGTCAAATGTCGTGCTCACAAAAAATGATATTCTCAACTTTTCGCCAGGGGCTATTAGCATCGGTAGTTCCGTGTATGTCAATTATCCCAATCAGGAATATTTTCTTGAGGCGTGGTGTGTGTACGGCGGTGTGCTCCCTGGGAAGTCTTCTGAAGCGATACGCAGCGATGAACTCCCATGGATTCAAGATGGCGACTCAATAGAAGTGAGCGCCTCGCCAGACCGCGAGAATGATGATCCCACGAAATCCGGTTATGCTTACTGGCAGAAATTCCTCGTCACCCACGAAGAAGACGGCACACATAAACGAAATGCCTTTCCGACGTCCGGCATATTGCTTGATCATATCTCCTATACCGGCACAGGCACGGGTGCATTGCCGCGAACGATTCCGCTCAATGCGATTCAAGCGGTAAAAGTGACGCGAGTCTTTATTGGCGTAGGTGGTGGAAGTGGGGGGGATGGGGATGTGTACGAAATAGTGAACGGCAGTCTGGCATTGTCTTATGGATCAGCAGCATCTAAGGTCTACGCATTGCAGCCGTTTAAAGACCTGCTTTTCGCGGGGCTTTCTAATGGTGATATTTATGAATATGATGGCTCAACATGGTCGCTATCAACATTAGGATCAACCGGAGAAGCTGAAATCCGAAGTTTTGCTCCTTTAACGGATACGGCTTTGGCGGGTACGGGGACGGCTGCTTATATTTATAGATTTTTTCAAGGGACGCCTCCTTTGGGCGGCTGGTCTATCGCCGTAAGACCATTTGATGGCGTTAATTTTGAGACAGGAACAGTCTACAGCTTGCTTGCTATTAATGATCTTACTATTTATGTCGGCCTTGATGGAAATTTGTGGCTCTATGATGATAGTGAGATTCCATGGGCATTGCAATTGGCAACAACGGAAACCGCGATTACTGGCTTGGCTGAATACAATGGAATTGTCTATGTCGGTGCCGGCACGCACATCTTTTCCAATGCGCCGAGCGTTTTTCTGCCAGGGAGTTTTTTGGAGGAACAAAATTTTAGTTCGGCGGGGGATTGCGTTGCGATGGTTGTGCATAACGATATTTTATTTGTCTTGTTCGAGAGCGCATTATATCGGTATGATGGCACGACATGGACAAATGATGCGAATATTTTGGTAGGCCCAACGCTTGGGTATACTGCGCTGGCTTCTGTGGCGGGTGTACTCTATTATGGCGCGTATGATAGCGTCAGTGGCAATGTCTTTTTAGGTGAATATGGAGGGAGGGCAATTCTCACAGGAACGTTGCCAATTTATAGCATCGCAGGATTTCAGGATGAAGTATACGCAAGCATTAAAAAGTTGACCATCTTGCCCGATGACACCGCGCATGGCGTGGTCAAAACTGACAGCATGAGCGCCAATGACCTCAAATCTCTCTCGGCAAGCGCCATCGATACCGGCGGGAAAATTACGTGGACAGACGGGGGGTTCGAGATCAACGATGTCTCGCTCAACCAGACAGGGAAAAACTATTATTGCGTGATATGGGGATAACATGAGACAAACTCGGTGGTCATGGAATGACCGGGAATATGCAGCGGATTTGTTCATTTTTTACGGGCTGACGCTTGAAAACATTGAGCAAAAGACAGGTATCCCAAAGGGGACACTTGGCGTCTGGGCCTCTGATGACAAATGGACAGACAAACGCCGCAAACTGAAACAAGGCGAAGGCTACAGCCTGTTTGAACCGACGTGCGATTACATCCTGAGAACCATCAACCGCATGAGTCAGGTACTTTTCGAGAGCACAATCCCAGAAGATTTGGGTGGGGACGGGTTCCAACTGCCAGATGGGGATATTGAGAGCCGGATGGATAGGCTCTCACGTGTCTATGAGCGCCTGCGTCCGATGGGGTTGCTTCTTGAAGACCGCCAACGATTTGAAACCACAAAAGAACTCAAGGCGCTTGGTTATAAACTTGTCAAAGAAAATCAAATGACAGAAGCCGAAGTAATGGGAGCGTTTCGACTTCTTGACGAATATCTCAACACGTTAGCGACCACATGACACGACAAGACCTAAATAGCGCGATTGCATTATTGAGAGACGAGTTGACTGTCTCAGATTGGACAGGGGTGTATGCGTATGACCCCGCCAATGAGAAGGTCGCTGCGTTTCATGCCGACAAGAGCAAAGTGCGGTGTCTCTTTGGGGGCAACCGCTCCGGGAAGAGCGAGGCGGGAGGCAAAGAGATTGTTGATTATGCTGAGACGCATCATCATGCTGTCGTGTGGGCATGTGGGGTATCGTATGATGCGCTTGGCGAATACGTGTATCCGAAAATCGAAAAGTATCTCACGATGTCACATGACGTGGCATGGGCGAATCGCATCAAAAAAATTCCTGCGCTTATTCGGCTTGAAAATGGGGCTGTCATCTATTTCAAGAGTTACGAGCAAGGGCGAGAAAAGTTCCAGGGCGCGGCGGTTGACCTGATTTGGCTGGATGAGGAAAGCCCGGAAGATATTTTTGACGAATGTATCGCCAGAACGGTTGACAGGGGTGGGCGCATTATCTTGACGATGACCCCTCTCAAGGGGTTGACCTGGGTCTATGACAGGCTCTATCAACCGAAGATGATTGGAGTGAAGCACTGGACGATGTCTATGCTTGAAAACAAGCATATTCCCGAAGACCACAAACAGGCGGCGCTTGCCATGATGTCAGAAGAAGAGCGTCGCAAGCGAGTCGAGGGAAAGTTTGTGCGTATGGAGGGGGCAGTGTGGAAAGAATTCGATAATGACCGGAATCTTGTCAAACGATTTCCCATTCCTACGCATTGGCGACGCATTCGGGCGGTTGATTTCGGATATACTAATCCGTTTGTCTGCCTGTGGATTGCACTGAGTCCAGAAGGCGAGGCATACGTGTATAATGAATGGTATAAAAGCCAAACCTTAATCGAAGAACACGCGAAAGCTATTGTCAGGCTTGACGGTCAAGGACTTGCAGAGGGCGCGATATTGAGACAGATTGACGCCACAATCGCAGACCATGACGCGCAAGGACGGGCAGAGCTTGAAACAGCCATCTATCGGATTTATCGGGAAAAGCATATTGACGCGATTGTCATTGAAACGTTATGGCAATACCTCGGCTCTCATTTTGCGCTTGACAAATTACTCACAATGCCGTATACTCGACAAGACTTGCGTGAGTGCGCAAACTATGCGGGGTGTCCGTCAGACATTTTTGAGCAACGCCTGAAAGAGGCAGAACGTCAAGCCACACAACGGATTGACACTCAAGGGGTGACAATCACTACACGTATCACTCCTGCGAAAAAAGATATTGAGGAAGGCGTGTCGCTTGTGAACAGAGCATTTATGAAGCGCCCAAACGGGAGGGCATCACTCTATATTTTTGATGATTTGCCGTGCGTAGTGAAGGAAACGCGAAACTATTGTTATGCGATGCGAAAACGCAACCGCAACGAACCGGAAACGCCGAACCCGGTTGATGACCATACGCAGGACGCCATGCGATACGGCATCATGCATCTCGCCCCGTCAATGGGGTTATCGCTCAACTCAATCTTGACAGGCGTCTCAGGCATCAAAACGACAGGACACAGATCAGCTATTCAGGCGACAAGTTTACGAAGCCTCAAAAAAGGCGGGTTTTAGGAGGAGGATACTATGGCAAGAGCACGACGGACGCAACAACAGAACACTCCAACAACAGATGCGATAGTCAAACGCGGGAACGAGATACAGCTTGCCAGCTATAAAGCGCCAAAAGAATTGACATGGCGACAAATTGACACCATGCGCCGCAATTCCGCGATCTGGACGGCGCTGAGAAATACCAAAGATCAAGTCAAGGCCGAATGGCGCGGCGCGGCTGGCTATACGCCACAAAGCGAAGAGACCGAACACATGAAGCGCGACCCGCAAGTCATGGCAGCGTCCGAATCCCCATCTCATCAACTCCAAGCCGACCTCTTGCGATGGAATCTTGACCACAGAGTGAGACGTGGATGGAGTGAGGTCTTGGGGCAGATCGCACTTGACCGGGAAGATGGAAAAAGCGTCAATGAGATTCTATGGAGGCGCGAAGCCGAGTCAATTACCCTGTCAAGCGGGATGACTATTCCTGCCGGGTTATTTGTCATCCATGATATTTTGAGTTGCCGCCCGGAAGAATTTGGATTTCGATATGAAGAGCGTCAAGGGGAACATGGGAGCGAATTTGTCAGGGTGCTACTCTATGACAAGGACGCTATGCCAATTTATCGCGGAAAGCCGGTTGACGATTCAAAATTTATCGTTTCAGTATTTGACCGCCGCTATGAAAATGATGAAGGGGAAAGCATCCTGACGAAATTGCATGAGCTTGAATGGTACTGGCGAAATAATTTCACAGCCTGGATGGTTCACCTGCATCGGTACGGGTCGCCTGTCACGATTGGCAAATACCCCGTCAACGCAACAGCAGATCAACAGACGGCGCTTCTCAACGCAATTGACAGTATACAGCAGGAGACGGGCGTCATTATCCCTGAAGACCAACAACTTGAGTTTTTAGAGGCGATGCGTGGGGGGTCGGCTGGGTTCGAGGTGTTGCATAAAGTCATTGAGAGTCAAATTGCGATGGTGATCACGGGACATTCGGCGGGGCTGTCTAATGAGCAAAACGGCACGTTAGGACAGGCGCAAGCCACAACAGCCACATTGCGCAAAATCCTCTTGTACAGCATGGCATCACGTCTTGACGAGGTGATCAACCATCAACTCATTTACTGGTGGATGCGGTTTAACTTTCCACAAGAGCGTGAATTGCCACGCCATCAGATTATGAAGCCTCCGCAGGAAATTATCGAGAATGAGAAACCAGAGCTGCGAGAACGTGAAATGATTCGCGTTGAGACAGAAGAGACAACCCCGCAAGATGAACAGACCTCGTCACAACGGTTTGCTCAGGCGAATGAGCAGGATATGTTGATTGACGCATCTCGTGAGGCGCTGTTGACTCTATATAAAAATACATGGGTAACGCCAGTCGTTGATTCTTTTGACGCAGCAGAGACGACATCAGAGGCGTTTTCGTCGATTGAAGATTGGCAGCCAGACACGGAAGAGGTTGAGCGTTCGTTGACAGACATTGCGCTCAAAGGGGCGCTTATTGGCATTCTTCTCGGATTACAAGATATAGGGGGTCAATCGTCAATTACAGTAGGGGACGTTATGCAGGCCACATCGTCACAATTATCTCGCATGCTGGCGGAGTTTGTGCCGGCATCTGAACTGTCTCGTCTTGTTCAGGAGGCGACGTCACGCGCAAAAATGCAGGCCACACGTGAAACGCAACGCATTAAAACGCTCATCGCAGCGACACAAGACATTTCGGAGCAAGACGACGTATCTGTTGACGACCTGGATGACATCTTCCTTGACGGCATCTCGCGGTATGGCATACAACCTGATAACCCATATCACGTTGACAGAGTGTTGACCATGGAGACCAGCGCGGCGCTTGCCATTGGAACGGCGCTTCTCATTAAAGAGCATGCTGAAGAGATCGCATACTTGCGATATATCACAATGGATGACTCACGAGTTCGCCCAACACATCAAGCGATGCACATGGTCACGCGCCCAGCAGATGACCCGATCTGGTCAATATGGTGGCCGCCTAACGGATATAATTGCCGATGTCGAATTGAGGTCATCCCAATATCACGGGCACAGGGAGTAAGGCGGACGCCTGTACTTCCTGACGTGATGCCAGATGAAGGCTTTGTTGGAGGGGGGGGCTTTAATGGATGAATGGCATGAGTTGTATAAAATAATCGGAGACAACTTTTCACCCGTGACGCTCATTGCGGTCGTATTTTATCTTTCTAAACGCGCTGCGCCGTTTCTGAAAGCAGCCTTTCACGAATATATGACGCAACAAAAAGAGTACGTTTCTGTCGTAGGGGAAATGCGTGTCGAAATCCATAACCTGAATTCGCAACTCAAGGAAATGGAACAGGCGTTGTGGGCGATTCGTGAGTACACGGACACGAAGTTTCGCGAGTGCCACAATTGGATGACGCAACATGATAAGACAACAGCAGAGATTCTATTCCATCAGAAAAAACGACGGTCAGATTATCTAAAAGAAGCGGCCGAAGAATCAGTCAACCGATAACACCACCAGAATAGAAGGAGGAAAAAATGCAACGATTACTATTAAAACATCCGAAATCGCCAAAGCCGGGAAGCGTAGAGCCTGAAAATGTTTATACAACAGCCGATTTTTATGTTAATGCCGCATTGACGGCTGATAGCGCCGGGGTTGTTGGAATCAAATTGAATGTGTCCCTTGTTCCGATCAGGGTATTATCTGACGGCACAACAGACCGCGCGCCCTCTGAACAGTGGATTCCTGTACGATGTAAAGATACTGAGAATGCAAGTCCACGACATACGCAGAAGCAGCGGGCAACTCTTCAGCGGATTGGCCGAGAATTGGAACGTCTTGCTGCTGATATTTTGGAAGATTTCGAGGTGTAATCTATGGCAATAATTAACGCGCTCAAAACTGGATTATGGTCAGACCCTACGGTCGGAGTCTCTGGCGCGACGGAATTTGACCAAGTACATTGCAATGGATTTGACGTAACTGTTGATGTTGACGTGACAGTTATCCATCTTTCTTCTCGCGCAGATGGTGGAGGTGTTGCTGGGGGGCGATTTATTATTGGCGGGAATATTACGATTACAGCAGATATATTTGGCGGCACATCAAACAACGGAGCGTTAGTCGATAGTTCGTTATATACAGCCATTGTGATTGGGGATGTGTATGGTGGAGACCTGCCGACAAGCCAGCGTGGAATCTGGGGTAACTTTAGTGGGGTTGTTCATGTCGTAGGTAATGTCTACGCGGGTATAGGCAATGGGTCAATTGGAGTATCAGTGTCGAATAGCTCACAAGTTGTGATTGCTGGTGACGTGGTTGGCGCGCTGGCAGGCAGTACTAACGGGCTGAATGCCGGAGGGAACGCCTCTTCTTCTGTTGATGTCGTAGGGATAGTGTATGGTTCCATTGGGATTGGTTTAGTGCAGACAGGCGGAACTGTTCGCGTCGGTGGAGCACAAGGCGGCAGTTCTTCGCCTGGCATATCCGTTACTGGTGGGGTATCCCTTGATGTTGGTGAGGCAATTGGCGGAACAGGCACGTCTGTGTATGGCGTATCACGGACGGGAAATGTCCCGGTCACAGTAGATCGCGCAACAGGCGGCACAGGGGCGTTCTCCTATGGAGTCTATAATGGCTTCGACAACAATAATGTGACCGTGAAATCGTTAGATTTTCGGACTGCCCGCGCCACGCCTATCGCCGGATATGGCTTCCGTTTTGATAATTCTGATGATGATGTCTGGCCGGTGTTCATGTCTGATGGAGTGTCAGAAGATAACATGCTGTACGAATTGAGCGCAGCTGACCATGCTGCCATCGCAGATGTCAGGAAGGACACCGTCTATTCTCATGGCAACTTGACAGGAACGTTAGCGGTTCCGCCTGCGGGGAGCGTCGCGCTTGGCGTCCCGGTTGACGATACCGTCGGAACGGCGGCTGTCACACTTGCCGCTGCGCCGACGGTCAATGACGTCACGATACAGATTTACGAGACGGACACCGTGACACCTATCTCTGGCGTGCTTGTGAGTTTTTGGGCAGGCGTGGATTTTAAGGCGACCGGAGTCTCTGGGGTTGACGGGCAAGTCACTGTCAATCTTGACGATGGTAGCTACACGATGCGCGTCAACCGTGTTGGCGCGGTCTTTGACGTCAATATCCCCTTGACCGTCTCAGGAAACACCACAGAGACGATTTACGGTGATGTGGTGAGCATTCCCGTTCCGTCTGGCCCCAATACCTGCCGCCTGTATGAGTTAGCCTATAATCAGGCGAGTGATACAAGTCTATCGACCATGACGGCCACACTGTCCATTGTGGCCTTGCCGTATGACTATGACGGGAAGCTTCACGCCGGCACGAAAATTGACGCGACATTTATTGACGTAGGCGACCCGCTCTATAACCCCGTGACCGGCCCGTTTTGGTATTGGGATGTTGTGTATGGCGCGACGTGTAAGGTTGTTATCACAGAGTGCGGGGTATGCGCTGAAATTACGATTCCATCGGAGTCAACCGCTCGCGTGGCCGACTTATTGTGAGAGGAAGAGATGAAGACGATTCTGTATAGTATTTCGTTTTGCCTCATGGCGTTAGAGTTTGCGATCTTTTTGGCGCTCGCTATTCAGAGTTACCGAATTTATAGGGTCTACACGCCACAGGTGCTCGTAAATCTTGTGGCGTGTGGCGTAATCCTCCATCATGCCCCCCGCGTCGTAGAAACGATTGTGGGCGCTCAGTTTGCGTTTTTGCCAGTGGTGGATTGGATTCTTGCCAATATCCCCATTACGTTGGCGTGGTGGTTCGTTTACCGAGCGATTTACGCCGGAATTCGGAAGTCTTATGCGATATAGATTCTATCTGTTATGCTTGCTTCTTCTTGCGGTGGCGTTGTCTGGTTGCATTCCCAGATAACCCGGTCACACCTGCCGCTCGACAATACAAGAGAAACTGCGCATGTGACAGGCCGGAATCCTCACGAATGGCTGTCAATTCTAAATCCGTCTGTCGGTTTTGGATTCTGTGTAAGATGCCAGCACCCCTGACTCCGGTCACGCCGAACCCTTTCGGCATACCGACTTTCAGCGCGGTCTTTAGACAAACTTGTTGCAGGTATCTCTGCGAGACTTTCCAGGGCTTTTCCGCCTTGGCCAAAATCATATCTACCGTTTTTCCCGTCTGATAGCTTGATCGCAAGAGATTGCCTGCAATCGTCGCAGGAAGCGCCGCGCAAAAGGCGGCCATGCTCTCCTGTGTCACATAGCGCGGCAGGGTGTTAGGCTGTCGTGGTGACGTGCGGAAGATATTCGCATATTTCTTGGCCTCTTCTGGTTCAACATGTTTCAAGAGCGTCGAGTAGGTGTGCTTCAAAGCGTTAAACACAACCGTATCGCTCTTCCATGAGAATTTTTTCTCGTTAAGTAGATAGAGGCGAAATTCGTCAATTTTTCCCGGCGGCACGTCCAACGGATGCGCGACCCCAACCCAGAGACAGAGCTTTGCTGACCATGAGAGATACGCACAGATTGTTTGTTTGCTAAGTTGTGAAAAACTATAGAGATAGAGTAGATATTCGTCATATTTTTTTGTTTTCATGTATTTTCTCCTTGACTTTCTGTGTATTAATATAATATTAGATATAGAATTTGTCAATATAATAATTGTTATGCCGTTCATGAAGAGAGGAGAAAGACATGGAAGAAGATGCAAAAGTATTTGGTGAGAATCAATGGGTATATTGTAATCAACACGTAAAGCCGCATTTAACTGGATGGTGTGGAGTTAGTTGTCGTGATAAAATCGGACTTGGCATTAAAGGCAACGATGATAAAGCAGCGAAAGAAGCGTATGGGAAATGTCGTGAATGGAATTTCCCGATTCATGGAGACAAATCTGCATAACAACCGCATGAACCGGACTTTGGAGGGCGCGGGAACTTTTGCCTCGTGGGAAGTGAGTACGCGCCCTCCAAAGCCGGTTATGCGCTCGTTAGCAATCTTATGGGAGTGGCATTGAGATATGAAAATAGGTGATTGGGTTCATTTTAAAAACATTCATACAGAAGAAGTAGAAGAATATGGCGATGGAGAAATTATTCAAATTGTGCAGGTTGTCACTCCGCATGACCAGACAATTCAGATTCAAAATACTGATGAGGCAGACTCAAGATACAGTCTTTACATCAGCGTTCAATCTGTCAATACTATCCGTAAATATCACGGAGAAGAGCCTGAGCAGGTTTGTGGAGGCAAATATTGTCTAAACCATGCAGAATACGCATGGAATGTATTGCCAGATGAAGAACGGCGACGTATGCAGGATGATATGGTAAATTCTTCGTGTGATGTGACGGAGTGTGATAAACGAGATGGATGCTTATCATGTTATAATGAAAAGCCCCAGGCTGCTTAGACCTGGGGCGGCGTTCGCTTTGATGTAGTCTGGAAAGCAACGTATAACGCTATACGAAATGAACTTGTTTCATCCTTGTATTAGAGTTAATTTCCTGAGCAGTCACGGCGGACTTGATAAAAAGTCGCTATGCTCAACTATCATCAAGATAAAGATAGTAAGTATATTATGATATGTCAAGTAAATAAAAATCAGATTGCTAACAAAGGCATGAACGCGGACAACAGCCGCGCCGAAACATTAACATAGTGCAAGCGGCTGGAAGGCGCGGCTGTTGCCGGTTATGCCAGTCGTTCGCTTTGGTATAGTCTCTTAACTAAGCGTATATGAGGCTATACGAAAGATGAACGCCAGGTGTGAATGCATTATATTTTGGTGATAATCTCGATATACTCAAACAACTGTATGCCGCGCATCCAAACGGCTTTATTGATCTGATTTATATTGACCCTCCGTTTAACTCAAAACGGAACTATAACATTTTGTTTGAAGATGTGGACTTGCAAGACACCAAAGCCCAAAAAGAAGCGTTTGCCGATACATGGAGTCAAGTGTCCTATCTCGACACATTGAACGAGATTCATGAGATTGATCTTGACCTGTATAACGTGCTGAATGTGCTTGATAATACGTCACTCCCAAAGGCAGCTATATCGTATCTCTGTACGATGGCTCTCAGAATATGGTATATGTACAAGGTACTGAAAGACACTGGAAGCTTTTATTTGCACTGTGACCCAACAATGAGCCATTATTTGAAGATAGCCTGTGATATGATTTTTAGTGAACGATATTTTCAAAATGAAATTATTTGGCAAAGAACGACAAACACTGGGAGTAGCAAATCTCTCTCAAAACGATTCAGTGCCGATACTGATACGATTTTATTTTATACAAAGACTGAACAATTTACCTTTAATAAGCTGTATCGAGAATATGGAGAAACTTATCTCAAACGGTTCAAGTATCAAGACGTAAAAGGGAAATATCGTTGGCAAGCGATGAAAACATATTCTGATGAAAAGTTACACGACCTTGAATCACAAGATATGTTGCGGTGGACAAAATCAGGAAAGCCAGAATATAAGCAATACATCAATACCCTGAAAGGCGTTCCTATGAATAATTTATGGAATGATATTTTTCATATCAATCCAATGGCAAAAGAGCGTTTAGGGTATCCGACCCAAAAACCAGAAGAACTACTTGAACGTATTCTCAAAACGAGCAGCAACGAAGGCGATCTGGTGGCTGACTTTTGCTGTGGATGCGGGACAACCATCGCTGTCGCCCAAAAATTAGGCCGCCGATGGTTAGGCGTTGACATTTCACATCTCTCAATCAAACTGGTCATGAAACGCCTTCAGGAGACGTATGACACAAAATATGCTGAAATTCGTCACACCTTTGAAGTGTTTGGCATTCCAAAAGACATCGCCTCAGCCAAAGCTTTAGCGGAAAGTGACGACAATGGTCGGTTTAAATTTCAGGATTGGGTCATTGAATTTGTGTTGTCAGGTGTCAGTAATCCCAAGAAAACCGCAGATGGCGGATGGGATGGGCACATGACCTTTGCGATGGGCAAGAAGAAAGAAACCGTGCTGATCGAAGTCAAAAGCGGCAAGGTGAATGTCAAGAACCTGAGAGAGTTTATTCACGTCGTGAAGTCTCAAAAAGCCGCAATTGGAGTGTTTGTGTGTTTTCAGGAACAGGTGACGACGCCCATGATTCGAGAAGCCAAGCAGGAAGGCTTTTATTCTCCGCATGGTGAGCAGCTTGGCGTCTATGCGACACAGTTTCCGACGATTCAACTTCTGACGATTGAACAGCTATTGGATGGTGAACAGGTCAAAATGCCCATGACGACGCATGGCGTCTTTAAAACGGCTGGCAAGCATATTCAAGAAAGTACGCAACAACAATTGTTATAACGAGAGAGCATCGCGAACAAAGGCTTGGAGGGTGACTTGGGGGACGCGCGGTGATTTCAGCAGAGGTTGTCCGCCATATCGTTCAGAGGGGGTTCGGGCTTGGTTGCTCCGCTGAAGGGCGTCCCCCAAGCACCTCAAGCCAAGCGTTATGCCGCTTAAAAAGTAAGCGGCAAAGGGGAGAAATGAAGAAGACAGGTATCGCAATATATGATAATCTTCCAGGAGTGAAAAACCTTGTGTGTATCGGGTGGCATTATCGTAAATATTATGGGGTGTCAAGATTTAGCCTTGTTCGCCTAATGCGATGGGCAGAAAAGCATGCTTACTGGAAGGCAAGTAATCAGGGGAATGTTAAAATTTGGAAATGTGCGGCATAACAATCGCATGAACCCCGACCAAAACCCGCGCGGAGAGCGTGGCCGGTGTTCGTGAAACAATTCGGCGCGCGGCTTTTGGCGGGTTATGCGCGTCGTTATGCTGCTTCACTCGTAAAAAGTTCTTGCCTACAAGATCAGGCGTTCTCAGGTTTTGACCTCAAAAAATCGTCTTGTTTGTGTAAATATTTAGATTATTTGCTTGACAAAAATTCTATAATGCTTATATTAAGACTATACTCAGTAAATGGAAATTTTAAAAACGTCAAGCAAACGAGGTGAAACACATGAGACACGGTAAATTAACGAGAGATCAGGCAATCGTAGAAGCTAGTAAAGAAGTTGTTGAAGCATTAGATCGTGAGAATTGCGATTTTAGCGGGCGGGTACAGACGGACGGCGATCAATCTGTTGAGTTTACGGCATCCATAAACTACACGGACGCAGAAGGCGAACGACGCACCCTTGTAGCCTATTACTACCAGATGCAGGATGCTCTCGATAAGGTTGAGGAGTTGGATCAACTGGATTGGGAAATTGAAGGATACGAGGCATACTAATGCGAGGCGGGAAACGAGAAGGAGCCGGGAGACCAACCGGCTCCACTAAAGACGGCACAAAAGATGTGCAAGTGTCTTTCAGGTGTGAGCCGGAATTGAAAAAGCACATCATTCAGGCGGCAAAAGTGGCCGGGTTTAAGTCGTATCAAAAGTGGCTGCGTCAGTTAGTTGAAAAGACAATAGACGCAGCATAACAATGCAAATGCACCGGACGCCAAAGGGCGGGCCTAAAACTTGGTTGCTGTATTACAGGCTTTTCCCGCCCGCCCTTTGTCGCCGGTGATTTGCGATCGTTAGAAACCGCTCTGTAATACAAACAAAAGATATGGATGATTTAGAATTCAAAGAGATAATCGAGAAGATAATCGAAACCAGGGACTCCGCCCTGGCACATACAAAAACGCCGAGAAGCCAGAAGAAAAACGCCGAACTATTCGTAAGGTCTATCGTTTCTCGGAAGAGGAACGGCATATAATTGAATTGGCTGTTGAGGTTTCAGGGATTGAAGAATCAAAGATCGTGAGAGAGGGAGCGTTGAAAGAGGCTCAAAGGATAACAGGGAGGATGTCTAACGAAGGCATGAACGCGACTGAGGCCGCGCGCGAAGATTAACATTGTGTGAACGGCAGCATTGCGCGGCCTCAGCGCGTTATGCCAGTCGTTAGCAATACTCACAGGAGTGGTAAGAAATGAAATTATCAAAGTTTTCCGACATAGCAGGATTAGCAAGGGGGAAGTATGATGATCCACAAGCATTGCAATCGCAGATTGCAAGACAAGAATCCGTACAGAAAGAAGTCAATGCTTGCGCTCAATTTTTGGATATGTCTGTAAAAAATATAGAATACACGCATGGCGATTATAAGGGACATATTCTGTTCGATGTGATGGCGGGAGAACGCTGGCTTGAGTGTGCCGCTGAGGTGAATAAAGATTTGTCAGACTTACGTGTTTGGGTAATTGCTAAATTAACGCAGGTAGCAATTAATCATGTCTAACAATCGCATCGAGCGGACGAAAACCGCCGGGGACTATTAACAATAATAAGCAGAGCACAGGGCGGTTTTCGCCGCTCATGCGTGTTGTTCTGCTGCTTGAGGTGAGACAGTGAAACTCGGAGAATACGAACTCAACCAAATCTATACAGGCGATGCCAGAGAATTGTCAAAGGGCATTCCCGATGAATCGGTTGACCTGATTTTCACTGATCCCATTTATGAAAACGTTGATGATTATAAATGGCTCGGAGAAACAGCAGCGCGGATATTGAAGCCAAATTCAGCTTGTTTAGTATGGCACGCACAAAAACGGCTCTTTGAAACACTTCAAGCTGTTCAAAATGAAACAATTGAATTTATTTGGCAAATAGCCTGCTATCGTCCAGCACTCAATATTTTTGGCGCAATGAAAATGTTTTCTTGTTGGCACTCTATTCTTGTATTTAGAAAGGGCATTCCTACTGTGAATAAGCCAACAAGAGATTATTTTGTTGATGGGAATCCGGCGTTATTATCAGGAAATCATAAGTGGCATAAACAGGCGGGGCCGTATCTGTATTACATAGACAGGCTGACATCAACGCAAGCAATTATTTTTGATCCCTTTACAGGTGGTGGCACAGTTCCTGCATCTTGTAAGGTTCTCAATCGAAATTTTCTTGCATTTGAACAGGATTGGTTTAAAACATTATCAGACCAACAAAAGCAAGAGATTATTGAGTTATTATATGGTGCGGGGTCGTTTACGCAAGGCGTATATTTAGGCCCACATCCAATCAAAGAAAATTTCGGGATCAATGTTGGTTCAAAACCAACAGCGTCAACAAAAGGGATATGTCCAACATGCAAGAGACCATATTAAACAATCGTTCACTGATGACTATTCGTATCTTTGCGATTATCATCAGTATAATTGGAATCAGTTTGTTTAGAGGGATTGCTTGGTTTGGGGTAATTTTAGCCAATAGTTTTCTTTTATGGCAGGATGTGGTTATGAGACGAAAGAAGCCCGAACAAATGCTTGCAGCAGACTTGGAAGGGCGGGCGTAGAAAGTCTGTTGTTTTACTTCACGCTTGGTTGCCGCCCGCCCTTCCAAGCTGCTGAAGCTTGTCGTTAGGCTTCTACCATCAACAGCGTTCTTTGATAAAATATTTTCTCCTTGTGCTCCCTATGAATCAGGCATTTTCAGGAATTATATAAAATAATTCAAAAAAATGTGAGAAAGTGCTTGACAAAAAGTACCATTGGTACTATATTAAACTTGTAAGTTGATGAGAGGGAAAACAAAAACACTAACAACAAGGAGAATAAAAATGAGAGTTCAAGTTAAAGCAAATAACGATTTCAACAAATCTTTTGGAATAGAATCTGGCAAAGTGTATTCAGCGGAAAGAGTCGAAACAAAAATTGAAGAGCCGACCATATACAAAAATAAACCAGGATACTTTATCGCTGTATCATACACAGTAGAAACGAACATGGGCGAATTGAATTTTGATGCTCAAGATTTTTCAGAAATCTAAACAGAGGGGCGAAAGCCCCTTTCATGCTATGACACAAGACGAACTCAACACATTCTTGGAGGAATATGGCCTAAATCCACGTCAGGCCGCCTTGTTGTTAGGCTCTCATCGCCCTGTCATTTATCGCATGACGACAGGAGAACGGCCAGTTCCTTTGTATCTTGAACGCGCGATCTTTTTTTTTCGCAACATGCCGAAATCGAAGCGTGAGCGAGAAATTGCAGCAGTCAAAATGAAACAGAAGCCTAACAAAGGCATGAACGCGGACAAAAGCCGCGCGGCGAATTTGGATAGTCTATAAACCAAGTACTGGCGCGGCTTTTGCCGGTTATGCCAGTCGTTATATCACTAACTACGAGCGGAGGGAATCATGGCAAAAAATAAATTACAATTATATGTTTGGGAAGGGTTTTCTCCTGACTATACTTCTGGGTTAGCGTTCGCTATTGCTGAATCATTAGAAGAAGCGCAGGAAATCATCAAAAAAGAAATGACTTACGATCCTTGCATTTGGGGAGAATTATCTGTCCATTCTGTGAAAGAATCATTCGGAAAAGCTGTGGCAGGTGGTGGGTGATATAACACTGCAATGAACGCGACTGAAACCGCGCCGGAACACTAACATGGTGCGAGCGTAAATTCAAGAAAGATCGTATTGTAGCAATCGCAAAATAAACCGAAGTCATAACAAACGCATGAACCGGACTTTGGAGGGCGCGGGGAATTTCACCTCGTGGTGAAGTGAGCACGCGCCCTCCAAAGCCGGTTATGCGCTCGTTATCCGTCTTCCTGTTTGCAGCGTTTATTGAAAAAATCACACCTGAGAGTAAATATTTTTGATAAACGCTTGACAAATACCTGTCGGTATATTATACTGTATATTAGTTAAGTGAACGTATAGACGTTGAAAGAACTCAAACAAGAAATGGGGGAAATATAATGGGATACCGTGCATGGCGTAACGTGAAAAAAGATTTGGATAAAGCCGTCAAGAAAAGACGGGAAGCGCATAAAGAAATGGTAGACGACGCAAAAAAACACGGGAGGGTATCTCCTGGGCTAAAGCATTGTTACGAATTAGCGCAAAAGGAATACTGGCAAGCTGATTACGAAGCATCACAGTATCGTAAATTTTGGCCTGGGGGCAAAATACCGGCATGAGTCCACAATTTGAAATCAAATCAAAACCTATTGCTATAAGAGTCAGCCAGGGGAAAACATCAGAGCATTGGCAGATGACAATCCCTGCTGAATTGCGCCAGCGTTTTGATTTAACGCATGAAAATGCTAAATCAAAAAGGTTTGTATTTATTATCAAATCAAACGGCAAAGTAGAAATTGAATGTATTGATAAGGACGAATAACAATCGCATAGATCGGACGAAAACCGTCGGGCGAGATTACCAATAATGAACAGCGTCCAGGCGGTTTTCGCCGCTCATGCGCGTTGTTAGCAATCTTAGAACGAAAGGATATGTATGGGCAAGAAACAATGGGGTCACGGATATAATAGGGGCGCAGAAGAACAAAGATTTTCTGATTTTTGCCATTCAGATTCTCATGATAGAGTTAATAAAATGAGCATTCATGATTATCTATCGCGCATAGAAGAACAAATAAAATTATTGCAGGATTCTTGGATGTGCAAAAATCAAGATCATCCTTTGTTTCATTGGTGTGAAACGACGCTTGAGACAGTAAATGCAGCGCATAGAGCACATGGTTTAAAATATGAACAGATTGCTAACAAAGCAATGAACGCGACTGAAGCCGCGCAGCAAGATTAACATTGAACGAGCGTCTGTGCAGGCGCGTCTTCAGCGCGTTATCGCAGTCGTTATGCTTTCTCCTGTGGATAGTGTTCGTATGTCTAACAATATAAACAAGTTGCATAACAATGCGTTCGCAGGCGTGAAGTGTTGCTCTCATGTAGAGCTTTCGTGAGGTAACGCACCGGTCAACGTACCGAACCGAGATGGCAACCTGACATCTTAGCGGGTGTCAGAAGTACCAAAAACACGGCAGTCGTGTTGAATACACAAAACGCCTGCGAACAATGTTTTGCACCTGACCCAAAAGGGCGGGCATAAAAATTAGTGGTTTACTTTCAAGCGTGTTGCGCCCGCCCTTTTGGGTCAGGTGCAAAACAAGCGTTAGCCACTTAAAGGTGAAGGAAATGACAGAGCATACTAAAAAAGCTATTGCGACGGCGCAAGAGTTTCTGACACGGGACGATCCAGCGACAGCCGCTTTTGTTTTACGGGATATTCCCACTGTTGAGGAATTAGGGTTGAAAGATTACGCATGGAGCATGTGTCGTGATGATTCGTATGTCCATGAAAATGATGTAAAGTTTTTGATCGACAAGATAATGGAAAAAGGCTAACAATCGCATGGATCGGACGAAAACCGCCGGGGACTATTAACCAAGATGAACAGTGCACAGGGCGGTTTTCGCCGCTCATGCGCGTTGTTAGAACGCAAATGGAGACTCAGCCAGTGAGAGAGCAAGACTTTGAGCATGGTATCATTTACGAAGGAGACTGTTTGGAATTAATGCAAGATATTCCTGACAGTTCCATCGACATGATTCTTGCTGACTTACCGTATGGCACGACTCAAAATAAGTGGGATGTCGTTATTCCGTTTGCTCCACTATGGGAACAGTACGAGCGCATCATCAAACAGAATGGTGCGATTGTATTGACTGCGGCTGAACCGTTCACCAGCTTTCTTGTCGTGTCGAATCATAAGCTGTTTCGGTACGATTTAGTATGGGAGAAGTCGATTGCGACAGGATTTTTGAATTCAAACAGGATGCCGTTGCGAGGGCATGAAAATATCCTTGTGTTTTATAAGAGTTTACCCGTGTATCATCCACAGAAATTCATGTTGACTACACCAAGCTTTAAGAATGAGAAATATCGTCAAAAGCGGAATGGAAACTATGGGGAATTTTCACCAATAAAGGAGTCAGGAAGTAAAGACGGATCAAGGCTCCCTCGTTCAGTATTTTCTGTAAAAACTGAGTCTGATTTTTTCAACTCAACAAAATCAGGGTTAACAATACATTCAACACAGAAGCCGGTTGCGCTGTTTGAATATCTCATCAGAACCTATACGAATGAAGGCGACACGGTGCTTGACAACGTGATCGGCTCAGGGACAACAGCCGTTGCCGCGTTTAGAACCGGCAGACGATGGATCGGCATGGAGAAAGACTCGGAAATCTTTGAGAAAGCGTGTCAGCGTATCGAGAAGGACACGCGGCAGCAGAATCTTTTTAGTATGGGAGATGAGCGTTCTAACAATCGCATGGATCGGACGAAAACCGCCGGGCGAGATTCACAATAATGAACAGCACACAGGCGGTTTTCGCCGCTCATGCACGTTGTTAGCAATATTTTAAAGGAGACAATCAGAAGGATACGAAGTCAATATCGGAAGAGGTAGTTTCCAGAATGCTCTTAATAATGCGTATCAAGACACGCCTGAGCGAATTGGGATAAAGTTCTAATTACGGAGGAACAGAATGAGACACCCTTTACAATCAATAGAAATCGACGAGAAAGGAATTCTAAGATTTGTTGAAAATAGAATTGTACGTTTTTTGCTTAATGACGGCCCTTTTGATTTGAATCAAATAGCGCGAATGCCTTTTTGTCGAGAGGACAGAGAACAATTTGCGCAACTTATAGGATATTCGTTGAGCGGTTTTTCTGAGTTGGATTATGTTTCTGATGAGGCGTGTGATATGGCATTTCAGGTTGGCGCTGAAATTGCTAACACGGGGCGCGAAGACTAATCATTGTGTGAACGGAGGCATGGCGCGGCCTCAGCGCGTTATGCCTCCGTTCACAGTTTAAGTGATAGAATATGGTGAACCAAGTTCCCTTAGAGCGGACGAAAACCGCCGGGAACTATTAACCAAGATGAACAGCGTCCAGGCGGTTTTCGCCGCTCATGCGGCTTGTTAGGCATATTTAATAATAGGTGCAAATTACGATGAATATTGTTGATTATCATATTGAGGAATGGAACTCTTCCAGAATATTACAACAAAATGTAAAACAAAAGATACGTGAAGGATGGCAACCATTAGGAGGCATATCAATTGCGTTAAGAAATGATTATACCCATGCGGTAATATATGCACAGGCAATGATTCGACAACATAATACGATAGCAGAGGGGCGCGGGGAAGAATAATCATTAACGACAGCTTGAGTGGCTCACCCCTCTTCGCCGCTGAAGCTGTCGTTATGCGTCGAGTGAGACGCGGGAGGAAGAATCATGACCCCTCTTTTGGTTGTAACGCCTGAGCTACCGTGAGAATATCGCTTTTAGTAATGAGCGGCACTGTCACGATGCTTGGGTCACTACTGTTTGCGGTTGCCAAGAGTGCCTGCCCCGGCGACTTCAATGCTTTAACGAGTTTCCGATCTTGCGAATCCTCAAGCAAAAATTCGGCTTGAGACGGCTTAGTCTTGTGAACCCATAGGGATGATAGAGTCTGACGAATTGAAGCGTCTCCGCCAAAATTAGACGCCTGCCAGCGTGTCCCAGCGCCGATGAAGAGAATTCTTGCCTTTCGGCTTTCAGAGACACAACGCGAAAGCACGGGTAAGATTGATTGCTGAAAAATGTCAATCTTGCCGATTGCGGGAAGTTCGTCAATAACAAAAAAGATGAGAGACGTTGATGGCTCTTGGTCATTAAGACGAGCGTCAAGCCGATCTTGTAGCCATTCCATCCGCTCCCGGCATTCAAATTCTCCTACCCGCGTCAACCTTCCAGTCTGCTCCAATGGAGAGATGTACGACCATAGCCCTTCATGATGCTTGTGATGAGGATCGATCACAAAACCTTGCGAGTCTTTTTCGATTGACAACAGGCTTGTAATCAGGTACGCAATCGACAGGGTTTTTCCGCTGCCCTGTGCTCCTGCGACGGCCATGCTTCTGATTTCATTGATGCTTCTATTTTGCGGCTCCCCTTGACAAAAACCCATGCAGAGGGGTTGACCAGGCGCGACTTTTCCGGCATCATAGAGTTGGCGGAACGTCGGCACGGGCGTCAATTGTGGCATCGCAGCAGATGAGCTTGACTGGACTGGATGTGGCAACGCGGCAAGTCTGCCCGTAATCGCTTTTGTGAGTTGCAATGACATCTCAAGCGCCTTCTCAGGATTCTGCGCTCTCACACCTTCAATATGCGCGACTAATCCCATGAACTGCGCAAAGTCAGGACTCTTGACCGTCTGGAAGTGGATACGCAACACAGATGACCCGATATGCTGTTCAATGACAGAATTCGCCCGCAGGTGAGCTAACGAAATCGGTGTCGCATACAACCCCGTGACCAAAAACCCGCCACAAATCAGGATAAGAATGATACTGTGGATTTTGGCGGACGTCTCACCTATCCGAGATCGCTTATATGCAATGCGCTCCAACTCCATGTCGAGTTGTGCGACACGGAGTTCAGCCTCCTTTTCCGACACCCTGACCAATTGCGCGTCAAAGACATCGCCGAAGGCTTGCCGTTTGACCCACATTTCACCTTTTTGATAGAGCGAGGCGGCGATCATGGTTATCGCGACCGCTAAAAACGCATAGACGACGATATTTTTATTTTTTTGCATCTCAAAACCTCCATTCAACGGTTTCTTCCACCTTGACTGCCATGTCAGCCGCCTCATTCCCGCTTTCGGTTTGCCCTGTTTGCGGCTCGTTGACTTTATAGACTGGAATTTGTGAATAATGGATCATCTCGTAAAGTGTCAACAGATGATTCATGGCGGGGGAAAACCCCCCGCATCGCTTCACTAATTCTTCCCATCGTTCTAAGTGCCCAGGCTGGACGTAGACAAGAAATTTTTCACGCCGCGCATTTTTCATTCGGCTACCCTCCCGGCTTTTTTGAGCATGTCTTTTTCCATCCCGCTCAGGAGGGAAAGGAGCACGTCATGATTGCCTTTATCATCCGTGACCGGTTCACAATTTTCGAACAGATGTGAATACATGGACTGAAATGTTTCCCCCACTCGTAATGCTGTGCCGCCAGACAGAAGACAGGTTTTCGGTTGATACTTGTTGATGAGGCGTCGCATCCCTTGCGTAAATGCCCGCTCTTGCAACAGCCCGCACAGAATGTCCGTGACTTCTGTACTGGCATCAACGGTCACTCGGCCATCCTCATACGAGGTATATGACAGTGTTCCGTCGATAGTCCACTTGATCAAGTCGACGCGTGTGAAATTTTTTCCAGTCAGTCGGTACGCCTCAGTTTTCAGACGTTCCACGAGGTTAAACGTCCCAAGAAATATTGACTCCATCTTGACGTCTGTCGGCGTCGTCATAATGGCGATCTCGATAGTTTTTGACCCGAATTGTAACACCATGACCGGCGCATTTTTGAGCAGTTGCCGCCCCCGTTCGTCACTCAGCACTACGTGGTTCCCCTTGCCATGTATTGCATAAATCTGACTTGTGAGCACATACGCGGATTGCTCACGGACTGTAACGTCAATTGTTAGCTCACGCAAGACTGATTTATCGCTGGCATTCTTTCCCGGCCAGACATGCGTCTCCAAATATTTCTTGAGTTGCTTCCCTGCGCTGATGTTGGCTGCCGGGAGCGCAATCGCGAGATGAACGTTGACAGCGTTTCCGAGCGAGAACGTGTCGCAAGCGTGGTTGATAGCCCAGAAGAGTTGCAACATCAACCGCTCGTCTGTCCAATCGTTGTCAAGGACGATCTGGTTTTCTGGGTCAAGCGGCGCAACATGCTCGCCGACAATACCCTGGAATGGCGACAGAATACACGACTCTTCTGAGCCGAGCATGGCATCCTGCCCGCATCTCAGTCCCATGTTGAGAAACGAAAAGCGATAATATGTTGACGGGTCGGACGGATTATGCGTGGCCGAGACTTTAATCGTTGATGTCCCTGGGTCTATGTTGACCCAAATATTCTGACTGTCTGTTTTCATGTGTTCACCTCTCTCGTGACAAATTGTTGACAAATTGTTGACTTTTTGTTCGACATGGGTTAAAAATAACAACTTTTTTCTAAAAATACAAGACAAAAAGTATACTTTTTGTCTTTCGTTTATAAACATTCGCACATAATATCAACCGATTTTTTGCGATAAATGCTTATAAATTAAGACGTTATTTATTCTATCTTGAAACTATTTGAAGAATTTTATAATATTCTTAAAATAGTCCTTGACAAATCTCATTGGTAGAATTATCTTATACTCACAAGCTAAGAAACGGAATCAAAAACAACTTAACGTTGATGCAAATAAATTCTCGCCATTTAGCGAGAATTGATGAAGACGACCTTGACGTACACTTTTAAAACAATTTAGTAACAAGGAGAGAAGAACATGAACGCTTACACGATGGAACAAATTGCACAGAAGATTTCTGAGAAATTACAAGAAGAATACCCCCATGTTGACTTGTCAATGGGGGTATCGACAGAATCCGAAAACGGCGCTTGGATGTGCCTACGGATGAACATCCTCAACGCCTCAAAAAATGAAGTGGCGGAAATTATGGATGAATTTGCGGGACGTATGGAACGTGAATCGGGATTAGCTGACATGGCGCGCATCCGCCGCGTCACGCCGGAAATGCAGACAGAACAACGGAATTGCGCTCCGTGTGAGTATGCTATTATTATCGGCCGCCCGACGCAGGTTATTCCGGTTGCGAAAAAATGGCAGGCACAGATTGACGGGCGGCGTCATACGCTGTTTGCCCCAACAATCGACGACGCCAGAAAAAAGCTGGCGGCGTCATGGGCGCATTATGAAATGCTGAATAACCACGCTGTGAGCTTTGCTCAGGCGCTTACACACATTTTGTTACACGCGGAGGTGATCTCATGCAATTAGTCAATGTAATTCACAAAAATGGGGCGCTCATGTTGAGCGCCTCCGAAACGCGGGACGGGGCGTGGTGTGGGCTGCATATCGTGTTATCAGGGCGAGATGAATATATTTGTTCATGCTGCGGAAAGGTCATTCGCAAAGGCGCGGCATCCTTTGACCGTGATTTCCAATGCGTCCCTGGTGATGATTTCAGCCGGATCGCGACGCGATGGTGCGTTTCCTGTGCTTTTGAGCATGAGAGTAATGCGGCGCTGGCAGACATCCGAGAGGTATTCAAAAAGAAGTTGCAAAAATTCGCCGACGAGTTGTCAATTCGATGGTTTTTTTATATCCCGAAATTTGCGTATTCTCCGAAATGCGCAAAGCCGATTCAGAAGTTCGGGCAACTGCATATCCAATACAAGGCGCTGATCGCGCAAGGAGGAATATCATGAAAGAGATTAAGTTCTCACCGTTGCACGTATGGAGGCGGTTGAATCCCGCCTCCCCAGAATTTCAGGCTGCGGCATTTTTCCGAGTCTCAAGTCCCAGCGTGGTCGCAAAGAGTGAATATGGCACGATTAAGGGGCTTGGCGCTCAGTTTCTTCTGATGAAGGAACTGGCGCGTCGAACAGAAGAAACGGACATGGCAGAACTGGAAAGCATGTTCGTGATGTTGTGTGACATCGCTGAACACGGCATTCCAGCCGTGTTTGATACGCTGTTCGCGCCGGACGTCTGCGATCTTCCGGCGTGGCATCTGACGGCCTCATGGCCGGACGCCATGAAAGATCGAGCAGCGTCTGTAAAACTCTCGCTGAATTTGGCAGGCATCCAAAAAATCGTCAAGACGGATGACGACGTGAGCGATTCAATTTTGGTTCGAATGACAGAAGCGCCGACGGAGGCATCGCGGGATTGGATGTCTGACAATCGGAATGACTGGGAGTGGTTTGTGGCAAACGTGAAACAAGAGCTTGTCGAACGATTGCGCGGCAGCCGCGATTTCCAGCGGTTTGTCCGCGTCGTTCTGGCAATGAGGGAGGAATAGGTATGCAGTTCTATGAGTTTGCGAACGCCGTGATTAATGTCGCGGCGCGACACGTGAAGATTAAAGAAATTAGTATTGCCAGAGACTTTCGCGTCAGGCTTATCGGCGAGACTGACACGACACATGCGTACCTGGTACGCTGTGCCGTGAAAATCGCGGAATCCGTTGAGTTGGATTATGGCGTTGAGTATGCCATAAACAGCATCATTATCCAATTCAAGACGTAGTTCCATAAGTGACTTTGTTAAAGAATTGCATTATTTCATTTTTCAAGTCACTTTTTTCTTGACTTTTGAATACGGATGTTTTATTGTATTCTTACATGACGAAAAGCCGGTCAGCGCAATGCCAATGAGTCGCATCTGACTTTCTCGCGTGTGACGAAAAACATAAAAATCAATACTATTCACAAGGAGAAAATGGCATGTATAAACTTGTATGGAAAACGCAGAGCAGCAACGCGGCGCAGGATGAACAATACAAAACACTCCATGAGGCGATAAAGGCATTTCAGGAGGCAAAGCGTGGGTTACATGTACATGGCGGTGGGTTCGTCGCAATTTTGGAAGAAGACTTTTTTGAATCAGGCGCGCAGGCGCTTGTCCGCTGGGAAGAACATATCTCCGGCGGGTTCGGAAGCGGGACGGCATGGTATGACGTCAACCCTGCTGAGAATCTCGGTCTGACATGTGAAAACGAAGGATGCTGTTGGAACGTGAAAGAAGAAAGTCAAGACATGTGTGAAGACTGCGAACAGGCAAGTCTTGACATGGTCTTGGCCTATCTTGCGGGGGGAAGTAAATGAGAACAAGTGATGATATGTCAAAAATCGCGCCTGCTTATGTCAAGGCATGGGCAACCGTGCAAAACATGTTTAAAAGCGGGGAAGTTGATGGGAAATACCGGTATCTTGAACATGATAAAATCGTAGATCAACTCAAGGCAATTCTGCCCAGATTTGAACTGTGTTGTATCCAATCCCCTGGAAAGATGGAGGGTGATCTTGTCTCGTTAGAAACAATGGTTCTCCATTCATCAGCGCAGTTCATCGAAGGAACGGCGACGTTCCCGATGATGGGGATTATTACGACTCGTGACGGGCGTGCGGTCATTTCAGGCGCTCAAGCTGCCGGGGGTGGGTTGTCTTTTATTCGTCGTCAAGCTTTATGCGCGTTTTGGGGCATCGTCGGCGATAAAGATTCTGACGCAAACGTAGACTGGGGGAAACGTGCTGATACTCCGGCACTGCTCAAATCAGAAATGGAAATACTGACGCAGTGGCAGAGAGTGATTGACCGGGCATCCGATATGGATGAGTTAAAAACAGTCTATATTGATTTTTTTAAAATGGCAAAAGAAAAGGCACTCTCGCACGAATTACGGATGCTTGTTGAGGTCGCGAAGGATATTAAAAAAGAAGAGCTTGAAAATCCAGGGGGGATCGCTGTATGACGAAATATGAACAATGGCGTCAGGCGAAACTTGGCAAAATTTCCGCGTCAAATGTCGCAAAACTCATGACAGGAGGCCGGGGGAAAACTCGACAAACATATATATATCAGGTAGCGACAGAGATTTTGACGGGGATATATGACGAGGGATATATCTCGAAAGCGATGCAACGCGGAATTGACAAGGAACCTGCCGCACGGGCTGAGTATGCGTTTCAGACAGAGCAGTGGGTTGAAGGGGATGGGATTACATTTTATTCGCATTCCAATATGCCGTTTTTTGGCGCGTCACCTGACTGTCTTATCTCCCCTGATGGGTTAGGCCAAATTAAATGCCCTGACTCATCAACTCATATCGCGTTTTGCGTCTCTTTGACCATCCCTGATGAGTATCAAATACAGATGCAGTCAGAAATGTTTGTCATGGGGCGTGAATGGAATGATTTTATTTCGTTTGATGATAGAGTTCAGGACTGTCCGCTTGCCGTCGTGAGGCTTATGCGGAATCATGAGATGTGTCAAAAGATTTCTGACGCTGTCAATGCCGCGTGGCAAGAGGTTCAGGACATTATAACTACCGTGAGGAGAAAATAACATGATCATTCTCTGCATTATATGGGTGTCTCTCATGCTTGCCTGCTATCTTGAGGGCGTGTTATGACACTATATCCCAAACTTATCGCCAGGGGCAATATGCTTGCCTCTGCGTTACCACCACAGTCCGCGCTCGTGTCACGATGGGGCAAGCTCGTCGAACAGTCGGCGAAAAACACGCTGACATCAGACGAGAAAGCAGAGGCGTATGCTCTTCTTGACACGATGGCGCGGATACGGAGGACATATAACAAATGAAGCAGGCATGGGAAGATATGGAATTGGAAGGACTGGCACGGGTGAGGCAAGATTTCCCTCGCTGCTTTCAAATTCGGGACTGGCATCCTGAATTGTTTTTGCGTGGGGTGTCCGGGAAGCCTGAGCAGAAATCACAGAAGGCGCTGATTGCCTGCCTCATGGCGATCTTTCCTGAAAAACTCGGCGAGTATGTGGATGAGGACGGGGCACACTATCCCGGACTCATCGTGTCGGTTGCCGATTTCTTTGACAAGTCGGCGCGCACCTACACGCGCAAGGACGGCACGCAAGGACGGTACTCAACACAGATGCAGAACTACAAACGTATGGGATACCAGCGCGGGAGCGCGGACATTACAGTGCTGTATCCATGTCATGACTATCACGGGTTCGTCTGCGAATTGAAAAAGCCGGGGAACTCGCAAAAGCGGAAAGAACAGAAGAGAATGATTGAATATTTGGAGGGCATCGGCTATTATGCGTGTATGCCAAAAGGCTATGCCGGCGCGCTGCATCACTGGCTGACGTACCTATTTACAGACAGGTGTGAACGGCATGACACACAAAATTGTTGAGGAAATGATGATTGTCGAGAAAGACCACGTGACAACTGCCGCTGACCGACTGCTTGGCTATGTCGGCGACGTGGCGATTGACACGCGGGCGGAATATTTTTGCGGGCATCGCGTCACGCTTGACGGAAACCCGACCGCGATTCTGGCATTATCGCCGATGGTCTACGGCACGCGGCAGCCCTTGCCACGCAAGGGGCGGGCTGTCGTCTGGGATGAGTTGAAGCCTGTCGTCAAGGGCTTGGTCAAGTCAGAGATTGTAGACGCATTCGATCAGCGCGTCAGTGTCGGAGCCGAGAAATACGGCACAATGCTGGAAACACACAACGGACTGGACGCGCATCTTGACGCGATTCAGGAAGGGATTGATCTGTTGATGTATTTGGGCCAGTTATGGCTTGAGCGTGGAAAACCTGACGTGATTTATCTCATGATCGTGGACTTTTGCGCACTCTTGACGCGCTTATTCGCTTACAAAGGAGGTGAGAACCATGATTCCAACTGAATATCTTGTGTCTGCGGCTTTGCTATTGATTGGAATTGTCTGCTTGTGCGTGCTGTTTTTCGGCATGGGCTGCACGCCGATGTATTAAGATTGATGGGGCTGGTCAACACGTCCAGCCCCATCAATTGGAAAGAAGAATTCTTGAACATGGGCGCAAGGAGTCGCCCTTGTCAATAGTAACGCATGTCTACGCAGATTTGTCAAGAGATTTTTCTTTTTTTCTTGACAAATCTAATTATCTAATTAGATTAAAACGCATGAAATATACTATCTCATTGCATGATGCGTTATCATCGTTGCGTTTTTCGCCGCCTCCGAATCTTATACCTATCGATGGGATAGGGCGCGAAATTCTATTACCAACCGGCAAAAAACGTTTTACCGGAAAGCAGCCAGGAACCCTCGCACATCCTATCACATGGAAAGAATATCAGTCGCGTGTCATGACCCGTGATGATTATGACACGTTATTCCGGCATGATGACCCGTTTGATGCTGTCGGAATTGTCTGCGGTGTCAATGGCTGGACGTGTTTTGATTTCGACAAATGCTCTTCAACGTCAGCGATTTTTGAGTTGTTGGATGGGTTAGGGATTGACGAGGGATATGAATGGGTTGTCGAAAGTGGAAGCCGTCATGGTTTTCACGTGTGGATTTTGTCAGACCCCATTCCGGCGCGGCATGGTCTTCCCGCAAAGCGACAAGGCGCGGGAGTCTTTTCTGCGCCGGGTGTTGGGTTTGATCATCTTGAGTTGCGTGTTGAGCGGTGTCAAACGCTCATCCCTCCGTCAATACATCCTTCTGGGAACACATATAGATTTATACACGGATCACCGTCAAAGGCTCCTGAAAAAATTGCGTGGAATAAAATCATTGACACATTTTTTGAGTTGACGTATGCTCAACCGGTTTTCCATGCTCTCCCTAAAAACCAGCCAACTATAAACACGCAAGAGACGCTTTTTGACAAAGTTAAGGCACGGATAGACGTTGACGCAGTGTTTGGCGAAATTGGGTGGACGTACAGTGTTGATGGTGTCAATTATGTGGGAGAATGTCCAGAGCATGACTCTCAGAGTGGGACGTGTCTCAGATGGCACATCGAAGATGGTTTTTTTTATTGCTTTCATGAGGGATGTAATAAGTCAGGAGACATCTTTCATCTCATCTCACTTTTTACCAAGATGAAACCATTTCAAGCATTGGAGTGGTGTGTCAGTCGATTCTGTCCTGACCTCCAAACATTACTACAGCATGAGTCGCCGCCACACCCGGCAGACCTTACATAATGAAAAAACGAGTGTATATTCCCGTGAATCTGTACCCTGAAATCCACAAAAAAGCAAAGATCGCGGCGACGCAAGCAGAGAAACCCTTGAATCTTTTCGTGGCAGAATGTATCGAACAATATTTAGTTGAGCAAGGAGATTCTACGCATGGAGAACCTACAAAAGAGCAGATCAAATGATATTTCTTTCGAGGCTGCGCTGCGCGTGCTCTTTATGCGTGGCTTTAAAAAACGGCTATCAGACGCCGAGTGGATTGACTATGTCAAAATATTTAAGTTCAGCGGCATCCCATTTGATGATTTTGTCACGATTGCCAAAAAGTCTCCAGGATATGAGGCGCAAGGCATTTTTAAAGCATGGAATAGTATCGAAAGCGATGGGAATACCCCGTCCGTCGTGCCTATTATTTCGATAGCGCGTGAGATTGATAAAGACTTATATCTCACAATGAAAAAAACGCTCGACTCTGGCAAGAAGAATGAAGACACGCCTGAGCGGAAAGCGGATAAAATCGCATGGCTTTTGCGTGGGTATAAACTGACGTACAACACGTTACGTGATGCGATTTTTGTCAATGGCGAAATGCTGAACGATACCATCTTTGCAGGAATTCACTACCACATGATGAACGCTGGCATTTCTTCGCAAGAGGCTATTAGAAGCGTGATGACGGCAACAGCGGCGATGAATCCATATAATCCCATTGTAACATATATTGAAACTGTCAAGCAACACTATGACGGAAGCCCTCAACTTGAGCATCTTTGCTCTTTTTTTGAGGATGAGGACGGATTATTTCCACTCTATCTCAGGAAATGGCTTATTGGCGCGGTGCGAAAGATTCTTTTTCGAGAGCAGAATCCGATGTTTGTCATGATGGGGTCGCAAGGGGTCGGGAAAGGCTATTTTGTCCGCTGGCTCTGCCCGGTTGATGACGTGTTTGTTTCATCAATCATCTTGCCAGATAACAAAGATCACATGATTCGGGCCTGTGAGCGGTGGATTTGGGAAGTTGTTGAACTCGGCAGCACGACACGACGCGCTGATATGGAGGCGCTGAAAGCGTTTCTCACACAAGACGTGTTTTCATTACGACGTCCCTACGGACATTATGATGTTGATAAGCCTGTTACAGCGTCGTTCATTGGCACGATTAATGACGACGGAGCCGGGTTCCTCTCTGACAGCACAGGCAATAGAAGGTATCGCCCCGTGACCATTACGCGCATCAGGCATGAGTATGCAACAGCGATAGACCGCGATCAACTTTGGGGCCAAATCATGATGCTTGTTGAGCAAGGTGAAACGGCAGACCTCGGAGCAGACGACAAGCATGACTTACAAATCCACGTTTTGCCACGCTACCGGCGCGTGAATATTTTGGAAGATTACATCAACGAACTGTTTGAGCGTTCCGACTATATCACGGCGTCAACGGAGATTCTGCGCGTTTTGAATGACGCAGGTTATAAAGGCAAGACGGACAGGGGGGACATGATGGATGTCGCGGCAGTCATGAAAGAGCTTGGATACGAAAAGGGCGTCACGTCAGATAGCGGTAAAAGAGGATATTTTGTGCAAATAAAAGGCGAAAATAGGCAATCTGGAGAAAATGGAAATATTTTCTGATAAAACATACAATAAAATGAGAATATTTAGCGAAATCTTTTTTTTCACATTCAACCATTTTAGCTATTTCTGAGGTTGCAGGAGGTTGTAGTCGACTGCTATCAGGTGCTTTAAGCAACCTTACAACCTATATTACTAAAAATATATAAAATGGTATAGTAATGGGTAATAGTAGGTATATAAGGAGTAACATAAGAAAAAAGGTTGTAGGTTGTTAGAGCGCATAGAGATAAATAATGATAAAATAATGACTTTACAACATTTCAACCTTGTTCATACAACCTTGCAACAGATTGGACGCAAAAACAACGGAGGCGAAACTTTATAATGAGATATTTCAAAACTCAGCACAGATGTCAGGGCTGTCAGCAACTCTTTGCGCGGCGCTCGCTCGGCTTAGTGTATTCCGAGCGCAAACCCAGCGGCTTCTATTGTCGCGCCTGCTATGACCGTGTGATTCAGCCAGGACGTCCGGCCATGCCAGTTTTTACGTCAACGCTACAACCGCAGCCTACGCCGGAACAGATCGTGTATTCCGCAGAATGGTATGCGTCCAAAGGCATTGACACGCTGCCAAATAGAGCGGGATAAAAACACGTAACGTGTTGAAAAAGAAAGAGATAACTTTGTCAATATTCATGTGAAAGTCAAAAAAAAGATAATTTCTGTCACGTTTTTCTTGACTTTCACAACGGGATGAGTATTAGTAGAAACATGAAAAAGAAACAAGGAATCAAACAATATCTCAGTCTTGACGATACCGTCAAGGCTATACAAGCGTTTTTGCAGTCTCAGCAAATGAAATACGTCGATGTAGCGCGACTGCTCTGCGTCAGCCCTGGACTGGTTCGGCGGTGGGACACCGGAGAACGCCAGATGCCACTTCTTGCGGCGCGGGCGTTGGAGTGGTTCGGCGAATTATCGCCGTCAAAACGGGAGAGAATCATGCTGAAGGTGAGAGCCGATGCACAAGTTCAATAAATCCGTCCCGATTGGCGGCTTCCCGTCCATGACGGCCTTCGCGCTGCATCATCACTTCCGCCCCATGACAGTCTTCGATTGTTACCGGGACGGCATGAGCGCCGACGAGATTGAAGAGTACATGCAAAGGCGCGACATTGTGGTCAGGGGCTATAGATATACATCCCTCTGTAATTTTGCGCAACGTCAGCGGCTTTCCCGACGCGATGTATTAGCGAGATTTCGAGCAGGAACGCTGGAAACCGTCGCAAAAGACGTGCGCTCCCGTGTACATGACGTCATCATGCGCAGGCTTCGCGCAAAAGTCATCGCGCTACACATGAAACCGTTTGACTCAATGGCGTTCACATCCCCCGCTGACGACTGCCCGGACATGAACGCGACGATTGAATCCGATGTACATCGGGCGTTCCATACATTTCATGCGATGGGCTACACCGTCCATGAGGTCGCCCTCTTGCTGGATGAAAATTATCAGACACTCTCGTATATATGGCGCGGCGCAGGCATTCCCGTCGTGCGGTCAGTCTGGTTCGCGTGTACTTTTACCAGGATTGTCGAGCGCCTACAGCCGCTCTATGGGTTTAAAATCGAGACGCGAGAAGAATTGTCAGGCGTCATGTGTCAGCTATTCCGAGAGAAAACGGTTGAGGAAATCAACCACCTGACAGGAATTGATATGAGGACGCTCGTGCGGAAGAAAAAACAACTTCTCTCCAATCCTATTTCGCTGTAAATCCTTACGGCGGAAACTCCTTGTCAATCAGTCAATTCAAGCCATATTCTTCCTAAAATTCATTCTTTTTCTCATTCTAAAGTCACTTTTTTCTTGACTTTAGAAGCGCATTATTTTATCTTATACTCACTTAACGGGAAAAGAAATTCTTAATTTTTAACAAGGAGAGAAGAACATGAAAGACATAAGAATCCTCAATAAAGAAGTAGCCAGACAAGGCAATTTAGTCGCGTTGACAAGTCAGTGGACTCAAGGCGGAACCTTTGAAACGTGCATCTATCTTGATGATCGCGGGGAATTTATCGCCGGGCGGCGACGGGCAGAGCATAAAACATTGAAAGGCGCGACAACCTGGGCCAGAAAACAGTTAGGATTATAAAAGGAGAGAAGAACATGCAAATCAACCAAATGGTCAGAGGAAAAAACATCAAGCCAGTGAACCGGTATCTTGACAGCACAAAAGCGTTGACAGATACGCTTGTTATCGTGGACATGCTTGACGGGCAGGTCGTCGCAAAGAACGGCGCGGGCGATAGATACGAGGGGCGGGAAGAAGACTTCCTGCCCGTGACGCCGAACCTTATCAACTATCATTACAATGACGTGGACATTCAGCGGGCGAATGCCTGCCATAACGGAACAAGCTGGACACCAGAACGGCGGGGGTATCTCTACGCTGAGGGATATTGTGTTGAAATGGAAGAACTTGACGAATATTTTAGCAAACTGGTCAATGACGACAACCGCCCCACGTTAGTCGCGGCGCTGGAAACCTATCGGAAAAAATATCTCTCGCTGATGTGGTGTTACCTGAACAGCCACGCCAATCTGATGAGCAGCGCGATTTCCGGCCCGTCAAATTTCCCCGTCCGTCGAGCAGAGAAGCTGTCACGGTGGGCAGGCAACCACCTTGACACGTGGGTCAAGTGGCAAAAGAAATCACGGGAGAGGCTGGACAAACAGTTCAACCCGAAACATTCGCATGTGATTTCGTCAGACGATAAGGACGTGCTGGACAAACTGCGTCAGAAAATCGACACACTTGAGAGAGTCCAGGAAAGGATGAAAGCGGCGAACGCCATTTGTCGCGGCAAGAAAAAAACCGATGAACAGAAAGCGGATGAACTCAAGGCGCAAGGATTCACAGATGACGCCATTTACTCCATGTTGCATCCGCGATACACTTACGAGAAACAAGGCTTCCAAACGTATAAGCTCACGAATAACAACGCCGAAATCAGACGTCTGAAAGGCCGGTTGGCGGAATTGGAGCGAAAGGCGAAAGACGTCACAAAAGAAGAAACCTTCGGAGACGTGACGATCAAGGATTCCGTCGAAGACAACCGAGTTCAGATTTTCTTTCCGGGGAAACCATCTGCCGCAGTAATAACCTACTTGAAAAAACATGGGTTCAGGTTTGCATTTTCAAAAGGCGCATGGCAGCGGCATCGGTCAGCCGACGCGCTGGAATATGCAAAAGAAGCGGTAAAAATTTCTTGACATATTTCCCCACCCATGAGAGTCTCATCCCTGTCGAAAGTCACAGGGATGACCCTTTAGAACGTGCTATGTATTGTATATCGCCCGCCTGCATCGTGGATGTTGGCGGGCATTTTTTTGACGGGGGGAAGCCATGAAAATCATCTTAAAAAAACTCAACAGCCTCGCCATGTTGCCACGTCGCGCCACGACAGGCAGCGCCGGGCTGGATATATACGCCGCGTTAGAAGAACCGGTTGTCATTAATCCTGGACGGGTCGCCATGATTCCGACGGGTTTATCGTGCGAGATGCCGAACGGATTAGAGGCGCAAGTCAGATCACGCTCTGGGCTGGCGCTCAGGAATATTTTCGTGGCGAACAGTCCGGGCACGATAGACAGCGATTTTCGAGGAGAAATCTTCATCTTGCTCAGGAATGGCCGCCGGGCCACGTGGATAGATAGAATCCGTTACCTCATTGACGTGATCTGCTATGGGCCGGAGGAAGCCAAGACACGCGACGCCAGCCGCTTTGTCGTGTACCCCGGTGACCGGATCGCGCAACTCGTGTTTTCGTCTATCCCCCTCATAGAGGTCGAGTGGGGCGAAGTCGGCAAGACGGAGCGCGGGGCGGGGGGTTTTGGGAGCACCGGCGTGTAAATTTTAGCAGATTTTTTCTTGACACGAAACGCCGTGTGTGGCAGAGTCCCCCCATGAACAGTTTCGTCAACTCACAGATTCGGCCTTGTGAGAGAAGCAGGTAGCGCGAGCGATTCAGACCGCCAAAGCCTCGCATAAAATCGGCCACGTCATGCAAAAAAATCTTGACAAAATCCCATAACCCGCAGACACTCCTCATGACATCACACACAACTTCATAAGCTTTTTTCAACGGCTGTCTCCCTACACATGTCTCGGATGTGTAGGGAGATTTTTTGTTTGCTTGACTGAGTGAATCTCACCATATTTTTTTTACATTGCGCTCTCGGCTTTTAATATTAGGCGTTTTCTCTAAACGAAAATGAAAAAAAACACAAAAGTCTTGACAAGATAATATTCTCTTGCTATCCTATTCACATAGAAACAATTTATCCGTGACGTTCTATTTTTGGGGAGTGCCCTTATGAGTCCACGATATATTGATTTTGGAACCAATGATTTTTTTCGTGTGGATGCTGTCATTGGATTTTGCGCGGCAGGGCAGGAGAGCGCCCGCCCTATCAAACGATACGTTAATGATATGTATCTTGACCACAATATCATTGACGCGACGCATGGCAGCAAGACGCAAAGCCTTATTTTCATTTGTGGCGGCAAGTGTATTTTGTCAGCACATTCTCCTTTGCTAATCCTTGAAAAAATGAGGGAAGAACGTCAATGACAACGCATCAAGTTCATGGCACACACACAACCCGCGTCAATGCCGGGTATCCTATCCGAGTGAAAGAAGCTGATGGTGATCCGAGCCTGCTTATCCACACGATAGAGTTTGAGGATGGCAGTCTCACCGATAACCAGGACGGAACTGTTACAAGTCGGTTGACTCGTGACCATGCGCAGCTTGACAATCGTGAATGGAGCGTTGCCGCACACACCATTGACACAGACATAGACATGAAGGGGCATGATGTCAATGCGGTCGGCGCGATAACCCTTGACACTGCCTATGTTGAGAGCGGAAACGAACCGGTTGGAACGCTTTGGTGGAATGATGCAGAGCAGACATGCAATCTTCGCGTGGCGGCTGATGTCATTCTCCAGGTCGGTCAGGAGATGTTTTTCGAGGGCGCGAATCACACAGGGACGCGAATTGAAGACGGAACGCCCGTTATGTTCGCAGGCACAACCGGCAACTCTGGCAGGCTGTTAATACAGCCCGCTATCGCAGATGGGTCACTGCATCCTTCATATACGATGGGCATTCTGACAGAGGGGCTTGACAATGGGGAAAGCGGGAAAGTCACATGGTTCGGGAAGACGCGAGGGTTTGACACGACCGGAACCCCGTATGGAGAGACGTGGCATGATGGCGATATTTTGTATATCTCTCCGACAACAGCGGGGTATCTGACCAACGTTGAGCCGGAAGCGCCAGACCGACGCATTCGCATCGCTGTTGTTGTGCATGCCCACCAAAACGGGACGCTCGTCACGCGCCCGACGTTCTCCTCTCGGCTCACAGAGCTTGACGATGTCGATGGAACCCCCTTGACGACATCAGGGCAAATTCTGGTATGGAATAGCGTCAACGGATATTTTGACGCCTCTCACAATATCAACGCCATCGTCAAAACAGCACTCTCATCAGACCCGGCAGCCCCGCCAAACAACAGTCATATCATGTGGCAAAGCGACGGATCGGGAAGCGGAGATGACGGGGATATTATGATCAAAATCACGAATAGTTTAGGCACAACGAAAACAGCAACATTGATAGACTTTAGCGCATTGCCATAAGGAGGCAGCCATGAAAAAATTTGCACTTGTATCACTTTGTATTCTCACCATTCCCGTCATTGTTATTTTTGGGTCAAATTATCCAGACAATGTTATCCTGAATAACATTTATGACGCAACTACCAACAGCATCCAGTCAACGACGCCAGACAGCCTCAACCTGGATGCCTTCGGACGTCAGCGCGTCTCTGATACGGGACAGCGGTTAGATGTCGAGTTTATCTATGGGAAACAGCCAGACATCATCGACGAAGTGAAATCAGGCAACGCGACAGTCACACACAACGCGAACGCCAGGGATGTCGTGTTAGCAACGACCGAAGTGACCAACGGCACAAGCGCCGCGCTCTATAGTTATGACATTCCATACACTCCAGGGAACAGCGCCCTCATTGACATTACAGGAACGCTTGACAACGCAGACATCGGAACCGGAATCGCGTTTTTGTTTCTACGCACGTCCATTAGCGGGTCAACGACAGAAACCACATACGCGCAAAGCGTCTGGAACAAAAATAGCGTATCTGATGTTGATTGGTCAACCTCTCAGATTTTGAGCATTGACTTTCAAAGCCTGAAAGTTGGGCGCATCAGATTCGCGCTTGTGAGAAATGGCTCCCCAGTTCCTCTTCATGAGATTTATAATGACAATATTCGGGCAACGGGCTATTGGCAGACGCCGACGCTCCCTATCTTTTGGAGGATTTACAACGATGCGACATACACGTATGCTGAGATGGGCTACGGTGACACGTCCAATGCCATCGGCCTGCGCTATCGCCTTGCCGCGAATGCCTCGGCAACCATGCGGGCGATTTGCGCGACCGTCAAGAGTGAGGGTGGTCTTGACCTGAGATCGTTACCAGGGCTTCAGCGGTCAGCCGATACAGGAACAGGAGCAAAGACTGTCAGCACGACGCTTATCCCCATTATGTCCATCCGCCCATCCGCCACATTCAACAGCCTGACGAATCGCGGGCTTTACGTGCCTGACGGGTTTACCGTGACAGGGGATAACCCGATCAGGTATGTCATTTTATACCGACCGACCCTCATTGGCGCGAATTTCGCATCAGTTGGCGCGACAAGTGGAATGGACGTTGATACCGCCGCCACTGTCGTGAGCGGGGGAACCGTGATTTTCTCTGATTTTTTGGCGACGGGGCGGAATAGCCTGACACAAGTATCAGGACTGCTCGGCAAGACTATTCTCTCCTTGCGTCGCACGGGGACGTCAGACATTTTGACGATTGCGGCGATTAGGACGTCAACCAGTGACAGCTCCGTCAGGGCGGCAATCCAATGGAAAGAAATCCGCTAATATTCTTTTACAAAAAAAGCCACTTCGGCCAAGCGAAGTGGCTTTTTTTGTTTGTATTTGCGCTCGTTTGCCATTCTTCTCATTAACACTTGACAGGTTGCTGTGAAAAGTGTTACATGAAAGATATGGCAACACGTATTTACGAGATTTTCCGCCCTGGAAATTGGAACGGCTACCACTTCGGAGACCATGATCTCATTGATATGGTCAATAATTCGAATGCTGCTCGCCATGAATTCAGGGCGCTGATCTCGCTCAATCATGAGGAAGTTGCCCCAGAAATTATCCGCGAAGCCTCTTTTGGTATGGCCGCAAGATATTTCCTTCAAAAGGCGAAAGACGGAGTCAAATCTGTCTTCGCAGAAGTTCAAAACATCCCTGACAGCCTGATTCCTCTCCTTGACGCGCATTATCCTAACCGCTCGGTTGACCTCTTCTTCCGGTATCCTACGCAAGGGGGGAGGGTTCTGAGAAACGTCATCGCGGGAATTAGCTTTTTAGGCGCAAAGATGCCTCCTGCGGTCAAGGGGATGTTTCCAAAAGAGTTACTTCATCCATTTCACGATGGCAGGCTATCGCCTGACATTGTGACAATTACATTTTCACACCAAGAGGAGAACAAACCAATGCCAAACACTCAACTCTTGTCAGCCAAACGCGCAGCGGACGGAAAAACGCTTGCCGAGATTTCCGAGGCATCAGGGATTGATGCCGTCATTCTCGACAAATTGGAATCCGGCGACATCCTGCCTAATGATGACTTACGAGGTCGCGTGCTCTCTGCGTATGGATTCATTGACGGCGAGCCGACGCCCTGGGAACGTGAGGCAGACACTCCTTCCGCATCTCTTGACATCTCCGTAGTGCCTCAACAGGATCGCCCGCAAGAGACGCCAGCAGAAAACGCCCCAGAACTACCAGAACCGCCTACCATAGTTGATGCCGATGCCGTATCACCAATGGAAACGGCTATCACCGACACGCCAGACATGATCGCCATGCGCGATGAGATTTCGGCGCTCAGAAACGAGCTACAGCAAGCCAGAGAAGACAAGGCTGCTGAAAAGTTAGCGCATTTTTTCGAGACGTTAGCCGTCAAACATCATGCGTCACAAATTTTGACAGGCCAACATATCCAGCAGTTTGCACAGAAGCTGTCGCACTCCGGGAAAGTCCAGTTTGCGGAGGGTCGGACGCATAGCCTGCGAGATGAATTCTGTCATCTTTTGCAAGGATTCGCCGAGCAGGGCGTCGGCGCCGTGCCTATGGGTCAAATCGCCGAGCCAAAAGCCCGCTTCGCCGATAACGTTACTGAAGCGCGACACCTTATTGAGGAACGTATAAAAACAGACAACATTCCATACTTGCAAGCTCGGTTAGCGGTCAAGGGCGAACGCCCTGAACTGTTCCGAGAGGAGGACTAAACACATGGCAACAGAAGCGCAAGCAAAATTTGTGCCTGGGTCAGGCATTACAAAAACCGCAGAAGGCGCGATCACAGAATATGCCCTGGTTGGATTAGGGTCAAGCGATGGGCAAGCAAAGATTCCCGCCGCGAAGGGCGTATATGTGCATGGCGTTGCGTATGAATCTGCTGACGACACCACCACGTTCACGGCGTTCGGTCTTGGCAATATTATGCCAGTCATTGTGACAGAAGCCGTCATTCCCGGCGACGAATTGACCGTCGCGGCGACATTAGGACGCGCACAAAAAGCCGTATCCACTGACTGGGTGTGTGGCATTGCACTCGAAACCGCAACCGGCGCAGCCGAATGTATCGAAGCCAAGATGGTCGGATACGTGAAACCGTAAGGAGAAAAACCGATGAGTAGAGAATATGTAAAGCCGTTATTGACAGACCTTGCAATCAGGACGCGGAACGACGGAAACGATTACATGCAAGACATCCTCTTTCCGTTTGTGCCGGTATCCACGCAGAGCGGACAATATCGCGTCTTCGCAAAGAAAAACGAGCTTTCAATTCCAGACGTTGAGCGCGGGCCGTCTGATGAAGCCAAGAGCGCAAACTACGCGATCAGCCTATCAGAGTACAACTGCGCCGATAAAGCGCAGAAATTCTTTATCTCTGATAACGAAATGCGCAATCAACAAAACCAAGCGAACGGGCAGGGAAGCCTTGACATGGAAGAAGAGACGACAACCGTCTTGATGTCAAAACTCATGTTGGCGCGAGAGAGCCGTTGCGAGACGTTAGCGTTCACGTCGGCGAATTATCCCGCTGCGAACAAAACGCAACTTGTCGCCGCGACACAATGGGATAACCATAGTAGCGTTGACAGCATCCCCATTGATATTATATGGACGGCATATCAGGCATGTCACAAAAAGCCGAACACCGTCTTTATGGGGTTGGACGTGTTTATTCAACTGACGTCACATCCTCAGATTTTGGAGCGCATCACCGGGGGAGCCTATCCTGGATCGCCAGCGATGGTGACGCCGCAACTGTTGGCGCAAATCTTCCGGGTAAATAACGTCTATGTCTGCGAGGCAATGTACGACAGCACCCCGAAGACGAAAACCACATTCACCAAAGGCTATATCTGGACAAAACACTGTGTGGTTGCTTACATCAACCCCAGCCCGTCCACGATGGACAATAGCGCCTTTAAAACGTTCAGGTTCACCCCCGAAGGCGGTCAAGATGGCATTCGCGTTCGCGTGTATCGCGATGAGGCCAGAGGTGGCGGCGGCGTATGGGTTGAAGTTGACCAGTCCGTTGACGAAGCCATTATTGACAGCAGCGCGGCCTACATGATTGAGGACGCCATTTCATAACACACGGGGCGGGACTCCCGCCCCTTTTCTGTAAGGGATACAACATGAAAAAACGCATATATATTCTTGCAAGCCTGCTTGTGTTGATGTTCACATTAACAATTGTTGCGGCAGAAACCAGAGTAGGAACAGTTGAGCAGATTTTGTCAGGCGCTCTCGACAGCAACGGAAATTTTTCCGTGACGTTGTCATCGACTGACAGTACCACCAACACGGCATTGACGAATACCGTGAGCCGTCCCGCTACGTTGACGCACCAAACCAGCGGAACCCCTGCGACGGGGATCGGAGTCGGAGCGTCATTTGTCCAGGAAACCAGCGCGGCAAACAATGAGACCGTCATGCAATTAGACGCCGTGATTGACGACGCGACCGCAACGTCAGAAGATGCCTCTTTTTCAGTCAAACTCATGGCCGCCGGAGCCGCCGCCGCTGAAAAGTTTGCAATTGAAAGCACAGGCGTTGTGACATTAGTCAATGGCGAAACGATTGACAACAGCACTGATGGCACTATCCTCTTAACATCTCCTGTTGTCGAAGTTAGCGCCGCGCTCAAATTAGAATTTGAGACGTCCGATCCGTGCGGCACATTTCCAGAGGGGACAATCTTCTATAATGACACCGCCAATATTGTCTGTTTTTGTGATCAGGCTGGTGATGACTTGAAAGTGGCAGACGGCGCAGCCTGCTTCTAAGGGGAAATCATGGCAACTGTGACATATACAACAGACGCCAGACTGATTCTCAGGACAGGAGAGCGAGTTATCCTGTCCTGGGCAGCCACCTGTGAAGGCGTGGTCGACCCAGAGAAGCTTGACGCCGCCCGCGTTTACGGCTATAATTGCATCAACAGCCATTTACAGACGCGCTACGGCGACTACTTGCCATTTGTGGGTGATGCTATTCCTGACATCCTCAAGGATATTGAAGACTCGTTGGCGATCTTTTGGTTGGCATCGACCAATCAACAAGCCGGAGAGATGTATATTTTCGCATACAAGGAAGCTATGCGAAAATTGGAACAAATCGCAGCAGGTGATATTCCCCTTGTTTCAGATGGGGAGGAGTTGCCAAACCCAGGCAACGCCGTCACGTCAGGCAACGCCGTTTCAACGACTCGGAACTGGACGCCGGTATTTTCACGCAAAAATAGTGCATTTAACTCGTATGTGTTGCAAGTATGAGTAACGTGATTGTCTCAATATTGGATGGGATTCAAGATGTTTTGCAAGGCTCAACAGCCTTAAAAGGGTATGGAGTGTGTGCGCATGCCGTCACGATTTCCGAAAACGGAGACATTGCACCATCGCTTCCTATGCCTGGGATCGCGATTGCCAGCGGAGCCGTCACCCGGCAGGATAGGGATATGGCGGGGCATAGCTCTTTTATTACGTTTGAGGCAATTATCCATGCGTACACAGAGGACTTTTCAAAAGCTAATCACGGGCCGGACACCCCGTCAAAAGATTTGAAATCACTCTGCTATGAGATAAGCACTCTGCTACATCGGAACAAGATGGGATTAACTCTTTTAGACGCCAACGTCGGAACGATTGTATTTCCAGCGTTTAGCGGGAGAAATTACGTTGATAGATGGGAGGGACGCATCCCTCTTCTCTACCGATGGATAGAATGTTATGAGTAAAAAAGACGAACATACAGCAAGAAAGCTTGACGTCAAGGACTTCTATTCGATAGCCCAAACAGTTCAGCACGTCATGGCTGAAGTGTCACGGGTGAAAAACTCCATTGAAATGGCACAAATTATCAAAAAAGGTGTCAACGTCGTCGGCACATCACAGGACGCGGTGGCCGCGATTCGTTCCGATGTGACGGACATTATCGCATTAAGTCTGGAACTCTATGACAAGAGCTTGCTGAGGTCGCGCACGCTTGACGCGCCCAAAGCTCCAATGGACATTCAAACCCGCGAAGACCTGCTTGTATTATTACAAGCCAGACTCGCGGAACAGGAGGGCTAACCAATGGCCTGTACGATTGAAGGATTACAAGTCAAGAATACCTATATCGCGATAAAGGAAGAAACGACCTGCTACACGCTTGAAACACCACCGGTCAATGCTGATTTTGTGCTGCTTGACGCTGGTTTTGCCTTTGATCACGGATATGAAGAGGTTGCGCGAGACGCTATCAACGGAAGCCTTGACGCATTGCAAACCTTACAGGGGATGCAGACGGGGAGCCTAACGCTCACAGGAGAGCTTCGTGGCAGCGGCACTCGCAAAACCGTCCCGGAGCTTGATACGCTTCTGCGGGCACAATTTAGCACGGCAACCAACCCCCTGAACGCGGCAGACAAGACTGTCAGCGGAAATGCCGCGCTTTTAACGCTCAACGCCTCCCCCGTCCCGACAGATACGGCCTTTGACGTTGACCACGCGCACGGCGCCGCGTGGTTTAAAGCCGGTGATGTCATCCTGATTGATGTGTCGCCAGGAGGCGCGGGAACGTATGAACAAGCCACAATATTGACGTCAACGTTCAATGTTGACCATGACGAAATCGTATTGACGGATGCTCTGAGCGCCGTTCCGGTGGCCGGAAATGCGCTACAACTCATTTCACGAGTGATTGTCGGAAGCACGACCGCCTTCGCGGTTGAGGATGCGGTCAAGATTGACATTGACCAGACAGGAGCATCCCCGACTTATGAATATAGCGAAGTAACGGCTGTTGCGACGATCGGAGGCACGGATAACGAACTCTATTTGACGCCATATCTGAGCGCCGAACCACTTGACGCCAATGCCGTGCAAGGTGGCGTGACATACAAAATGAAGGATGAAGACCAGATCACCGTCAGCGTTCACATCTTCCTTGACTGCGAAGACAAAGAGGGTCTCTGGTATCGGTTCTGGGGATGCCGTCCGAACATGACCATCCAAAACGCGACAACGGGACAAATTCCCAAAGTGCAATTCACGCTCGAATTTGCGGGGTGGGATGTTGTTCATACCGGGTCAGATTTCACGACATTGAGTCTTGCCCCGACGCCTGACGAATCAGAGCCGCCCATCTGTTTAGGGGCTGTCGTCTCGCTCAACGCAGACCGTGATGCCTTGTATACCCAAAAATTTGAAGCTGATTTGGGCTATGCTATCACAAAACGGATGTCAATGGTCAATGACAGCGGGATACGGTCGTTGCATTATAGCGCACGGAACACGACAGGCGTCTTTGATTTTGACCTTGAAGATGATTCGCAGTATACTGCCTGGGATGCCAGAACCGCCGCGCCGCTGCTGTTGCTGTTGGGTGACACGGAAGGCAATCAACCGTTGATTATTGTGCCGAATATGCGACGGAATAACGTCCAACCCGTTGACACCGATGGGCTATGGACGCAAGATGTCTCATGGCATGCCCGGAAAGAAGGAAGTCTTGCCCCGCTTATTCTGGCGTTTTTCTAATCACAGCAAAGGATCTATTATGATATTAGGACAGGAATCTCATGACGTATGGTATCCGATAGACATTCTTGAGGCAGACCCCATCCCGGAGGTCTGCCTTGCACCTATAGGATGGGCGGAACGAATCAAAATCACACAGGACGCCACAGATCGCAAAAGTGTTGCCGCCGGAAATGATTATAAAATCCATGAGTCAATGGATTTTTATCGGCTCTCATTGTTAGGATGGCAGCGAGCCATCCGAGGGTTCCGCCATCTTGAATATCCAGATGGAACGCCGGTCAACGCAGATGACAAGGGACTGCGCTACGTGCTTGACCACGCCCCGCAGCCGGTGATCAAATGGATAAATGACAAGATTTCCAAGATAAGCAGTGATGCAGATGACCGTTTGTTGAAAGCGAAGGAACACGCAAGAAAAAACTCATAGAGTGGGCGCAGCGAACCCTCAATAATGAGGCGAACCGTTGCCCCACCTGTATTGCAGAGAACCGGCGAAAGCCATTAAGTCAGCGCAAAATATATAAGTTGCCGTGTCCCATACATGGCAATACGGAGTTGCTCCCTGAAAATTATGTGTTATGGGAGTTGTGGCACTCATATCAATTAGTGAGCGTGACAACTACTGGGCAGTTTGCTCCGTTGTTGCGGTTTGACGTTGCAACAGCGTATTATCTCTTTCTCATCTATCAGATACCGGCAGCAGACCAAGCCGAGGCGTTACGCCGGTTAAATAGTATTTTTTCCGTTTGGAGCGAGAAGCATGCAAGTGGACATACTCGGAATCGAACACGTCAGAAACCGGCTAAACGCCATTGACCAGCGGGTCAGTTCGCCGCGTCAGGCGTTAGAGTCGTCACGGCGAGTGCTTTCCCGATCTATCGCGCAGAATTTCGCTGAAGAAGGGCGTCCAGCCCGTTGGCCGAAGCGAGTGAGCAACGTCAACGGGGAACTCCAATACCCAGACACAAAAACGCACCCTGTCCTGCGTTTGACTGGACGCCTTGTCGACTCAACCATTTCAGAATCCAACAGTGGCGAAAGTATTGCGCAAATTGATTTGTCCGCGCGGGAATCCTCTCTGTCCTTTGGGGCCTCCGTTCCCTATGGAAAATATCACAATTCAGATGCGCCGCGCCGCAAATTGCCACAACGCAAATTTCTCTTGTTTCAGGATGCTGATGTTGATGAGATAACAGACGCAGTCCGTGACTATTGTTGGGAGGGAAAATAATGGCAATCGTTGACGAACTTATCCTCAAGGTCACAGTTGACAATCAGGCAAGCGCCGAGCTCAAAAAAATCCAACGCAATTTACTCGATACTGGTGAAATAACTCAGCAGTCTGCCTCCAACGCAGAAAAAGGGTTCTCTGATTTGGGGTCTGGTATTACGTCATTATTGTCTGAAATGCGTAAGGATTTTAATGATACCTTCAAAATTTCGTTAGGAGCCTTAGTCGCCGATGGAATCAAAAGCGCAGGCGC